GAAACGGTCCATCGGGCACCACCATTGTATCAGTTCTTCCCGAAATGCGTACCAGGGGAAGATGCCGTTGGAGTACGTGCTTTTATAGTAGTTTGACTTTTCTGCATAAGCGGATATTTTTTTGCTGGCAGTCAGTTTGAATGCACCCGTGTATTTTTTGTACTTTCCATTGTCCGTTTTATAGTAGATACTTGCCCTTGGCGTAGTACAGTTGATACTGATCTTTTTGCCGCCGGAGACATTGGAGGCGGATATAGTTGGGGTTGCAACCTGGCATTTGATGTTAACATATTTTGTGTTTGTGCTTGCCGTGTTATTAGAAGTATCCACAGCGGTAATTTTTGTATAATAAGATCCGCTCAACGCGGCTTTTGAAAAGGTGTAGGACCATACATTGTTGTTTGAAGTTCCACATCCACTATCTACCAGTCCATCGCTGTTGTAGGTCTCAAACTTGACTGTAGATATAGAGGTGTTATCTGTGGCTGTGCAGGTGATTTGGTATCCTTTTTTATTTAGAGAAGTGATTTGTACATTCGAAATGACCGGCGGTTTAGAATCAAAATCAGGTCGGATAACACCATAGAAGGTCCCCTTGGCATATGAAAACTTGCCACTATGGCATTTGTAATTATAACTTCTGCCTTGATCGACTACATTCATTCCATTTGCGTCAGCCGAGATAACAATGGCAACATGACCATAGTTGGTTGTAAGATATGTCCAGACAGCAATATCGCCGGGTTGCGCCACAAAGCCGGAATAATAGGGAATTCGTTGCCAACCGCTTGGGCATGTATTCCATGCATAGTCGCAACCGTTACCTTTTACTGAAGCAACGCCGAGGTATTCATAATATGCTTTAGTCAGCGCAACGCATTCGCCGCTGCCAACTTGGTAACCCACTTTGGATTTTGCCCAGGCCACCGCATCTTCTTGAGAATGAATAGTTTTTGCATAGGCGAAGCTTCCTGAACTTGTTGCTGCGCTAAGTAGGATAATGAAAGCTAAACATGTAGACAGTATTTTTTTCATTTGAAGTTCCTCCGTTATGAGAATGCAAATCCAAGTTAAGTTTGTACTTCCATCATATACCTCAAACGGAGAAAAATCTATATGCTAAGTCCTCCGTAATTCAGTGCCAATACTAAAAGATTGATGCGGTGTGGATTTGCACCACACATAATATACAATAGGCGTGTACCGACGCCTCGTTTTACCCTTCGTGCAAGTCTATGGGAACATCTTCCAAACTTATCCGCATCCATTGGTATAATGGGTAGCATTGCTTTCACAACCAATCAAGGGGATGTTTCACGCTATCTCGCTTGCATATATCGTTACGCAGTTTCACCGAGCGAAGTCTTGTATATCTGATTATCGTCTACCTATTCCGCCACACATCAACTCACATACCGGTTGGTTTTAGGAAAATACAGATAGCCAACAACTATATTTCCATTTCGCTTGTATGTGAAAACGCCAACAACAGGATTTGAACCTGTACAACATTTCTGTTGGACGGCTTAGCAAGCCGCTGTGATACCATTACACCATGTTGGCAAATTGGTGTGTGGCAAAATCAAGCTGCACATGGACTGGTTTCTGAAAGCTGTTTGTTGCTAATTACGGACGTCTCCCGCCTATTACTTGGCAAACATGCTACCAATCAACTTCTTTGTTTGCGTTACGCTATTTACCGCACACCAACTGGCAAGGTGGGGATTGAACCCACGACACATCGGTTAACAGCCGATTGCTCTACCAACTGAGCTACATGCCAATAGACAATTATGCCTAAATGACGCATGGGAGAATCGAACTCACGTCTCCGTCGTGAAGGGGCGGTGTCTTAACCACTTGACTAATGCGCCATGTCCGCTCTTTGTTTTACTTGCCGAGCGGTGGCAAGGCTACACGAAAATTGAATCAAAAAGGGGTATTGCTTTGCGCCTCATTCGAGGCAGTCGGAATAGCAGGATTTGAACCTACGACCTCTCCGTCCCAAGCGGAGCGTTCTGCCAAACTGAACTATATTCCGTAAGTGCAGACTGGGCGACAGCGAGAATCAGCAGCGTCGCAAGCTTCCCGGCTTATGTTGTCCGCACTGTTGCTATTCTTTTAGCGTGTTATGGAGCGCCGGGTAACTACAGCAACAAAACCCGAAAACCTATCGAGCCTTGTGACGGCTCTTAACAGCATTCCGCTAATAGGTGGAGTTTATGAAACAACATGACTTAAAAGTCCGATGGTCATTTGCATGACCAAACTGGGCTAGTCGGATTCGAACCGACGAATACAGCAGTCAAAGTGCTGTGCCTTACCGCTTGACGATAGCCCGAAAAATTACATGTCTTTAAACATCTACATAAGTGCCCTTATGGCTATGGCAAAAATCATTATGAGCACTATTATTATGCCGATTATAAATATCCCTAAAGCTGTCAGACCGAGAAATCTAATTATCCCCATTGCCTTTATCATGCCTTTCCTTGTGTTTAAATTGACATCTAAGCATATCTGCCACATGCTCACGCTCTGTGCCTATGCCGTGACCTTTGAGAAATAGAACACACTCAAATATGTTACCGCAACGCGAGCACTCATCATTTATCTCTCTGCCTTGATATTTCATTCAACGACCTCTTTATTGCCTCATCTAAGGCTTTTTTGACTGTCTAGCACCTAAGTTCATGCCGAAACTGATTACCCTGATTAAAACCGATATACCGATTGCCACGAAGCACCATGCAGGAGCTTCAAGCATACATAAAATTCCAAATACTACCAAATCCGTTATCATATATCGCCCTCCTGCCTGTGATTAGCCCTGTAAGCGTCAAAGCCTTGTGGATATCTTGCCCTGAGCTTGTCAACATTCATCTGCATAACTTCATCAAGCGTAAAGTTGCAAGCATCGGCTATCATTGCTAAGTACCACATCACATCTCCACATTCCTTTTTCAGATGTTCAAGGTCTATGCCCTTTTCGTGGAATATGCCCTTCTTGATAAGGTCTGAGACTTCCCCGGCTTCACCAGTAAGCCCTAATGCTCCATTAAGCAACTGTGATACCGATATGTCACCCTGATTTGCTATTACGTCCTCTAAACGCAGTCTATTAAGTCCGTCGTTGGTTCTCATTGCCAACTGCTGATATTCTTTGCCTGTCATATTCATTCTCCTTTATGTGATAAGGGCTTTTTATTTTTGTCGGAGTTTAGAGGACTTAGAGGCGGCGTATCCAGCAACCATATAACCCCCACCCCGGGATGGTCCCGTGCCATCAGTCCATTTATACACAATTCCCAAACAATTCATACAATAATAGCATCGTTCTATTGCATATAGTTTAACTATTCGTTAAACCTAACTTTTGCGAATAGTTTACGTTAAGCCACATATCCGCAAACCCTTATAAATAGGGCATTTATGAATTGTATAAAATTGTGTGAAAACTCAATGTGATAAAACATCAATTATTACTGTCAATCACGGAGCCATTATCGGACAACTCAAGCGGTTTTGGCTGCTGACCAAGCTGTATTAAGGCATCAGCTCCAAGGGCTTCTCTCTCCGTTCTCTCCGCTCTAGCTCCCGGCATATTCCAGCCGTGGTATCTGTTTAACTTAGGCAACACCTTCATAGGATTGAGCCGTCTATCCTTCATCAAGTTGAATAGACTCTCCTCGTTATCTTCGGCTATTTTTTTAGCTAAATCGGAACGCTGAGAGCTAAGTGCACCGTTCGACCAGTCATACAGCGTCTGTCTATTAATACCCGACATATCAAGAAAGCCCTTAATAGTCACCTCTTGACAATGACTATTGCAGAGACGCTTATATATATAATTATAAACATATTCAACCTTGTCTATATCGTACTCATTATGAATACCGTCTACTTTTTTAAGTACTTTATTGCATGGGGTAAATAGTAATATGTTTAATTCGGTAATTATGTCAGCCCATATAGACGGAAATATATCGTTCTCGTCAATGTTATGTCTATCACAGTAATTAGTGACTATATCACTAGCTACAATTCTCATGTCATCAACAGTCCTGATTGTCTGAATATCATAACCGTTATTATCGTCACACATAATATAATCACCTCCAAATCATAATCTCTTTATCTCTCACACATGAGATTATCATATCACATGATTGGTGACATGACTATATACATAAAGTATATAAAATATAACTTTGGGGTATTTATGCGTAGTACTTTGGTACTAATCGCATATACAGTATATAATTATATACGTTTTTAAAAACCGATTATTTATTTACACATTCTCATTAATCTTACCTTGTCTAATCTTATCTAATCTTCTCTAGGCTACACTTTGGTAACGGAATGTATACGGTTTGTATACAGATTTTACCACGTTAATGTAATGATGTAGATTGTGTCCATGTGCCCGGCAGCCCTATATAAATATAATATAAGGGCTCAGGCTCTTAATCTATGACAGTAAATTTTATAATAATATACGATACATAAATAACTTAAAGACATGGGATTAAATAAGATACATTGTTAAGATATTAACAGAACGACAAAAAGACCACATAACGGATTGTTATTGGTCTAAATTTTTAGGTGTGTGAGATATGCGGTTGTCAATGTGCTATCTGCGATACTGCCATGAGTTAGTCGCCCTCGCCCGTCTATGATAATACCAGTTAGCCGTGGACTTGTCAATGCTTAAAATACATCAATATAATATCTGATACGTTGACAATCAGCCGCAAATCATGTATGCTGTGAGAGCTGGAAGTGCCGACCGTTAATGTCGCTTGGTATCGTTGTTAAATCGGTCGTGACTTGGCAGGAGCCATTTATTATTTAATTTAATAGGCACTTTACAGCATGAAAATAGCCCCGGAACGATTAACCTCGCCGGGGCTTGTTTTTATCATTCACCATATCCCGCCAGCCACTCACTCACTGAGGCATGAGCTTCTTCTACGGCTCGGTGGTCTTCTTCAAGCTCTTCACGCGACAGGCATATACTGTCCAGCCCTGCCACATGTCTCAGGTCAGCAAGTATCAGTTGATACTGCTGATTTGCCTTGTCGGACATTGCAAGAAGTTCCTGCTCGTCTCTCGTCAATCCGACTGTGAACTTCTTATGTATCAGGTCCCCTACTTGCTGTTTAAGTGGAGCCTGCTCCTTCTCCAGCACCTCAACCGCGATTATGTACTTAGCTAACTCTGTCGTTGTCATAATTTAACTCCTCCTGTATTTTAAATTCCCGGTTATCCGGGTAAAAGCAACCCGGGGAATCGAACCCCGGCAGTGCGCCGCCTTCGGCGATTGCCTAACTGTTTACCGCAAACCGAGTGCCTCCAACTCGCTGCGTTCCCAGTCGCTGACAACACAGCGAGTTGGAGGCTCTGGGTCATATCCGTACTTCAATGTACGGAGTTTTGAGCAATACTCATCTGCGCATCGCTCGATGAAATCACAATCACTAGGGTTAATTGTGATTGCGTCGTTCTCAAGGAGTTCTGGCAGCTCCCTGAGAACTTTTTTAATTTTTATAACTGCTGCCGGGTCGGCAGCTCTGTTTTCTCTTCTCCACTGAATTTTAAAATCCATCTTAGAACCTCCATTTTAATTTTTCGTTTAGCAAACACACGTTCGGAAATTCTTATCTTCTCCCTTCCGACATCATTATAATATCACGATTATTAGAGAATGTCAACACTTATTTTATATTTTTCAAAATATTATTTCTATCCTCGTCAGTCTCCGTAAACTTAATGATGTCGCGTGGCTGCATCTCGAGAATGCAGCACAAGCGGTTGAGATTGTCCAGGGTTATTCCAGTGTCGCCCTCTTTGAACTTCCGCATTGTGCTCTGACTGAAAATCCCGGTCTGTTTTGCTGTTGAAGCATTAAAACCTGCCTCTTTTAATGCTTCCGTAACATTTATCTTATAAGATATCAATATATCACCTCCTCAGTGACTACATTATATTAAGGCGCTGCGTTTTTGTCAACAAGAAAATCTCTAAAAAAAGTGATTTTCTTGTTGACATTCTCTAATAATCGTGATATTATAATATCAACGAAAGGGAAATAGAACAGATACAAAACATGTGTTTGCTGTACCCTAAAATAAGGAGGTGACTATATATGATGTTAATGGCAAGCGTGAGATATGAGGGCGAGATAAGAGTTGTAAAAAATGATACTTTTACAACAAAGAGAGCTTATGCAGATGCTCTCCGAGGCAACGGCTATCGCGTTCGCTTTATCGCCAAGCCGGAGGAGTTCGACGAGGTTTGCGAGAATTTTTACAGCCGTAAAAAATAGCCGAAACGCTCCGCTTCGGAGCGTCAGCCGTGGGATGGTCGCCCGGCTCTGATGATGGTAGACTAGAAAGGGAAAACATATGAGAACATATGAACAGGATTTGAAAGAGCTTAATATTTCAGAGGATGAATTTAATAACATAATTTCTCACATTTACGATAAAACAGACGATGAAATGGCGGTACTTGCTAAGGCGATTAAAAGCGGCGCTCGTGTTCTTCCAGCTGTAAAAAGAGCATTTGAAAGAGTTCTTGCAATGCGACAGGCGGAAAGACAAGAAGTATATACCATTTATTATAACGATTTGAATACTATGTGTTATAGCTGTAAAAAATGCGGTATAAGTTGTAACGGTACAATTTGTAAAACTTGGACGGGTTGTGCAATGAAAAATTAAGTCGAAACGGCGGAAGCTGCCGCCGTCTGCAGGAACTGCCCCACCTGCACTGATGAGACAGGGCACGCAATGAAAGGATGGTTGATTTTATGACAAAAGCAGAATTGATGCAGGAATTTGAAAAGCTTCAGGACAGCAAGGGCGTGAAAATCGAGGGCATTTATTATAACAGCAAGAAAGGCGAGATAGAAAACGCCATCGAGTGTCTGAGATGCCCAGATGAACTGCTAGACAAGTATTTAATGCTTGTAAGCCTTAAGTATGAGAATATCGGGCGCGCAATCGCTGAAAATGGCGACTTTAAACGCCACAGTCACAATCGGCTGTACGTTTATAACACAGCTAGAATGATTTTATCAAACTAGCCAAGTGGCGGCAGGTGCCACCGTGGGCGGTTCGATTCCGTCCGTCACTTTTTCAGCCGATAAAGTCGGCTAGATAATTAAATATACGGAGGTATTAAAAATGAGAAGTGGAGAAAGAAATTTAAAAGTAGTGAATATGAGAAGCTGCTCCGATGTGCAGGACTATGAGATTTTCGGGATTATTACCGAAAATCTGAGCGATACAACATCTGTTTTTATAAACAACATAGACTACTGGAGTGACGTAGTTATGTATGCAGCTATCGGATACGCTGCGCGCCACGGCTATTTTGTATCGGTTGTCGCAGGCGAAAATTGGGTATTTGTTGAAAAACTTGGAAATTCAGACGGCAAGGGTGATAACATGATGTGTTACATTAAAGACCTTGAGAAATCAGAAGAGCGCAAGAAACGTATACTTGAGTTCTACGGTTTATAATTGCTCAATCGCCGCAGAGAATGTCCCCGGTTCATTGCCGGGCGGCGGTATCGGCTCCGCTTTGGAGCTTGAAAATTTAACAAGGGAGGAGGCTCTGCGCCGTTGACACGTTCGGCACGTCCGTAGTATAATCGCATTGACAGTTGGGCGGTCATTTTGCCGCCGAGGTCGTGATTGATGCGTAAATTTCTGCTTTTGCAGATAAAAATTGAATGATTTTTGACACAAATTTGAGCAAAATTTGATTTCGGACTTTAAAATTTTGCTTCCAGTACCCGGCGGGTACAAAATAATTTACATTATAATTTTAAGGGAGGTTTTAACATGAATTTAAAATGGTATGAAGGTCGTGAAGTAACTGAACAGGAAGAGAAAGCGATATGGGAGGCAATATTCCCTCATAGCACCGACGACATGTCGGATTCCGACATTCAATATGAGATTGACCATGATGTCATTTCATTAAGCACATGCCGGAATGGGCGAGATGTTGTCTGGGCTCAGATTAGCGACACCAAAACAAGAGCGGTATATGTTGACACGTTGGAAGAGCTCAGCAACGAGGAAATTGAGAAAGAATTATGCTGATGTTTTCAAGTAGACAAGGCTAACAGCCTTGTCTACTTGTGCTTAACTTTTCAGTAAAGGATTTAAACAATGACAAAACAAGAAATTTCATCGAAAGTGCAGAGCTTTCTGCAAAGTAGTATTAAAAATAAAAATGTTACAATTTTTGAATTTGCGGAAAGCATAGGCGTTAAATTCCGTACATTGCAGAGCTATTTATATTATAATAAAACACCTGATTACGCCGTTTACATGAAGATATATTATAGAATTTACGGCTTCGATAGTGAAAAGTCCGAGCTTATGGCTCGGCAAGCATTTGATAATGTCATTAACACGATAATCAATCTGCATAATGAAGGCTATACTTATTTGCGGATGGAAGCCGTTACAGGGGTATCACATTCGACATTATATAAATATGTTAAGCGTAAAGTCGATGACATCGGGTTGTATACTTTGGTTGTGCTTATAGAACGGCTCAATCTTGGCATTAGCGTACCCGGAATAATAGAACGCAAAGCCAAAAACAATAAAACTGCCCTCAAATCCGAGCCAAATTTTGTGAAAATCTGAAATCTGTTTTCATAATTTGTGTTTCGGGTATAGGGGCGTACCAAAAATGTTGACCCGAAAATTTTAGGGAAAATTTTTGAAAAAAATATCGAGAAAATCAGAAAAAATGACACCAAATCGAAGCCAAATTTCACAAGAATTTGACTTCGATTTTTTATTTTTCATTTTCACAGGTAGGGGGTATTGAAAATTTTTGCACTATATTTTGTAAACAAAAAAGCAAGGCATTTAGCCTCGCTGTGTTAGGTCAAATCTTTAGACCTAATTAATTTAATCTACTTTGAAGTATAAATTATGTTAGTATAATACATCCAGTCACACGATTTGTCAACAACTTTTTTTGAATTATTTTTCAACTTGATTTTGCGCCGTAAAAATCACAGACTTAGCCGCATATTCACATTGACTAAGCTCGTATATCATGCGTTCCATTGTCATTTCCGGATTAGTTCTCCTTATGTACTCTAATAACTGTTCCGCTGTCATACTGCCCTCCGAGATAAGCTTGACATAATACCATCAAGCAAATAAATCAAATCAGTGCCGTACAAACTTATCCAGTTGGCAAGGTATTCCTCCTGCTCAATCGGCATTGATATGTCATAGCTGAAGCAAAACGCATGACATAGCTCATGAGCGATTATACGCCTCAGATAAGCCCCTTTAGGTGCTAGTGATACAAATATACTCTTGCGGTTCCAATCGGTCACAGCAAGACTTGTAGTGCCGTCTGAACGCAACAAATCAGGGCTTGCGCCGTTTGCAAATATCAAGTTCCAATCAATGCCGTTAATTGTAAACATAATGCACCTCACAATGGTAGGAGCATTTCTGCCCCTACCTTTAAAAATTAAATCTTAGTCATAAGCACTGACATTTTGCTTTTCAACATTGTGCGTTCCTCAGGTGTCATGTCGGTTAAAAGCTCTGTCATATCAGCACTCAACTCCCTCATGTACTCGTCAAGTGACTGCATTTTTGCATCCTTATCCTGCTGGGTGTTAGTCTTGTGCTGTTCCTTAGTCTCCATGTAATGCTTGCGACTTATACCGCTTCTGCCCTCACGCATATCACGTTCCGTAGAACTGCCGCCTCTCGGCTGGTCACTCATTCCCATGCGGTCTGACATGTCGGTGTAATACATTCTTCCCCGGCTCAATCTGTCCATGTCTCTCATGTGCTCTATGCTGTCATAATCCATATCCGTCATATCACCCGGGTATCTGTGCCAGTATGGTGGCTCCTCGTAGCCGCGTCTGCCTACATAACTGCCCTTGCCCTTTGGTGCATACCTGCCAGTACGCATATAGCGGTATTCATCATAGTATCTTCTGCCGCCCTCTTCGCCATACTCATCCTTTAAGGTTCTAAGAAGTTCCTTGTTATACTCTTCCTCTTCCTCATCAGCTTTCTTCATAGACTTAACGATAACAGCCTTGTACTCTGCTTCGTTCAGGTCCTTAATCATGTCGATAACCTTAGAGTATTCTTCTGTGTCGATATGTTCTGTGCCGTTTTCAAGTTCTGCAAGTGCTTTCTCAGTCAAGCACTCAATCATTCTGTGCATACGTTCAATGTGCATACTCACACCCCCTTACGCTTCACGGACAGCAATTAAGTTGCTGTTCTGAACCTGTATAGCCTGTGTAGATGTATTCTGCACTGCTACTGTACTGCAACAGCCGCAAGGTACATCAACGTATGCCTGAGCTGATACGTTAAATAAATTCTCGACTGCGGCTGGAGTTACAATCATCCTTGTTGACTGTAATGGCTCCCCATCAACCGCGATTGCAAGCGAAATAGCTTCAACTGTACCACCTGTAGGTATCTGAATGTTTCCACTATAAGATATTAAAAATCTAGCCTTGCACTGATTTGTAATACCTCTTAACTTGATAATTCCGCTTCCTTGTCTGTGAACTATACATTTGCTACCGCATACCGGTGTTTCTGTAAATGCAACATCTTCTCCGGCGGCAACTGTTTGTAACGCAATTCCTGTTATTTCCATTGTTTTTACCTCTCTTTCTAAAAAATAAGGGCAAACCATACAAGTCTGCCCCATGCTCCCGACATCAATGTCGGTACCAACGTAATACTGCTTAGCAGACATAATCTTTCGAGTTTTCTTTCGAGTGGAACTCAAAAGCACCCAATCCGATTAAGATACTTGATTATTCAGTTGTTTAGCAGCCACAACCTGTATTGCAACCACATCCATAAGCATATCCGTAAAGGTTGCTTGCTGGGAATGATGGTACCGGTGTAGGTCTTACTGCATCAATAATCTGATTTGTCTGTGCTGTCATTGCAGTAGTCAGAAGTGCGTTCTGTCTATCCTGTGAAGCAGCTCTGCGTAAATCATTGTTCTCTGCCTGTAATGTAGCTATCTTGTCATTAGTCAGGAAATCAAGGATAGCTCTCGTTCCTGCCTGCTGGCTGTCAATAATATCTCTTGTATTATTGTTCATTGTGTTCTGCAAAGCGCAGGTGTTGGTTGCCATATTGTAGTTTACACCCTGAATGGCTTCTCTTGTCTCACAGCAACAGTTGGCAAGCTGTGCCTGTAAAGCATTGGTATTCTGCATGTTAGCAACTGTATCAGCGTTAATAGCCTGCTGAATGCCATAGCCGGTCTGCATGATATTTGTGTTAATGCCGTTAAAGCCTGTGAGCATACTGTTATTCATAGCGTAAAATCCATCGCAAAGTCCGTTGGAAATGCCGTCTAACTTGCTGATAACTGCCGAATTGTCGAAGCCTCTCTGAATATCAGCCTGTGTCGCATATCCCTGTAATGCTCCACCATTACCGCCAAATCCGCCAAAGCCACTGCCCCAGCCACCAAATATTGCAAAGATTACGACAATGAACCAAAGCCATCCGCCGTCAGCTCCCCAGCCATTATTATTGTTTCCGTCGATATTGGCGACCAACGGAACCGATGCACAATTTGAGTTGAACATATTTTGTCCTCCTGTTTAATTTATTCATAAAGAGGTTCCCGGGTTTCCTCTAATATGCTATATTCCAAATCCGCTTTTAATTTGCTTTATAATGTCATCGGGGTTTAACCCTTTTTCTTGACACAAATTCCTAGCCATCTGCTCTATGCCCTTGTAATCTCCTTTTTGAGCCATCTGCATAGCGTTTCTAGCCATAGGGTTGCTCATTACGCTGTTATTCCCCATCATCTGTTGTAAAAACTGCTGCGGATTGCCACCACGCATCATTTGAATTAATTGCATTGGGTTCATCATGCCTCGTCACTCTCCTTTTTGCTTTGCGATTGCGAAGTTTTTCTCTGCGTCCCTAAAGCTACCTTGTTTTCCAACTGCTCAATCTTGGCTGATAAGTCATCGAAGCGTTGCATAATGCCTGCTGTAACTTGCTCTGATAGGTCAATTTTGAGTTTTTCCGTATCAAGTGAAGTATTTACCGCTTGCACAGACTTATTGTCTATTTGGGGCTTATACACAATCGTCTTAATTGTTCCGTCAGCGTTCCAACCCTTGACATATATTTCCGACAAGTCCTGCTTTGGGAAAAATGCCATACTGCCATCCATAGGCACTTCATTGGCGTTGATGTTCTCAACGGACTGCACCATTCGCCCATTGATGCCTACTGTCTGTTGCTGATATGTTCCTTGCATCTGTACCGGTGCCTGTTCCTGAGGCTGATACCTTGCTGCCTGCATTTGCTGTAAGTATTGTGGATAACCTGTGTACTGCTGTGGATAATAGCTCGGAATGTTATAAGGATTATTGTATTGAGGACTGTTCATTTGCATTTTCTTCTTCTACCTCCTCGATAGCTTCGCCAACTGCGTGAATAATAAGAGATACCGTCATCAGGTCTAATTTTTGGATTTCTTTCTTTGCGAAAATCTTCTCAATCACCTTATCTGACAACATCGGTTATCCCTCCTTTTGCTTATATTTTGGCATAAAAAAAGCCGTCTAAAGCGACAGCTTGGCGACATAAAAGCGACAAATATTCAATTTCCACTTTGAAAAAACGCGATAAATACGGCATTAGCACTAGCATACTGCCATCGGCATGGCATACAGTAAGTGCTAAAAATTCTTTAATTGTATCTCAATATTTCCGTTGACAATGATTACCTTGTCAATTATAGTTTTTAGTATCATATTTTTTTGTTTCTTGTCGATGTTACCCCAAACATCGGCAAGTTTTTTTATTTCGTCATATACAATAGTATTCTTCTGCTTGACGGAAAAGTTTTTTCGTTCTTCCAATATATTCTCCTTAATCGCAGATATGTTTGCTTCAAGATCCTTAATCATGCTCAACACTGTGTCGTTGCCATCTGCATACAAGCCGTAAAGCCTTTTCAATTTTGCCTGTTCCTTGTCGAGTTGCGACTGCATAATATCAAGCTTTGTTTCCTTCTCCTTAGGCTTGTACGATGATAAGTCAAGCGATATTTTGAGCATTTCTTTCTCGACTTGCTCCTCTATATCGTCCGCCCATTCGAGTGAATTATTGCAGTCCGGGTTGTGGTTTGGCAGATAAGACATAGCCTTATTTCTTGACATGCAATATATCTTGTGCTTTTCATGCGTCCACTTCTGATATCGCATGGCGCATCCACACACACCACAATAACATAAGCCTGTCAATAGGTTCGGTTCAGTTATGCAACTTGCTTTATTGCAGCTTCGAGATTTTCTCAACTGTTGTGCAAGTTCAAACTGCTCCTTGTTGAATATAGGCTCATGCAAACCTTGATATATCTTGCCCTTGTATGGTATCATTCCGATATTTACTTCGCTTGTTAGAACCTTTCTCACTACAGATTCCAATTTAAAACCACAAATTTCTTTAATTCTCACATCTGAATAGCCGGATATGAACAATTCAAGACCTTTTCTTGCTTGTTCCGCTCGTTCTGGGATAGGTATTAATATACCTTGGTCTTTGTTATAAGAATAACAATAAGGAGTATTACCGCCACCCGGCCAGTAACCTTGTTTTACTCTTTCAAGCATCCCTCCACGCATACGCAACATCATTGTATTCTTATCAAGCTGTGCAAATACAGCCATCATCTGCGTGTAGGCCTGCTCCATTGGGCTATCATAGCTTACACTATCATGTACGCACTTAAACTGTACGCCGTTCGGTTGGAATATCTTCTCAATCATATATAAACCATCAATCATATTCCTTGATAATCTGTCAAGCTTAAAAGCCACCACGCAAGATACCCTCTTGTGTTTGCAGTCAGCAACAAGTCTTTGAAGCTCAGGGCGGTTCATATTCGCCCCGGTGTAGCCATCGTCAACATACCAATCTGTCACAATCAGCTCATTCTTGGAGCAGTAGTCGAGAATATCTCTTTTTTGGCTTTCTAGTCCGTTACCTTCTTCTACTTGCTTCTCCGTTGATACTCTCATGTACGCAACACATTCCATTGTTTAACCTCCTCTTATTAAAAAGAATGTGCCGTACTTATCGCGTTACGGCACATTTTACTCTTATGCTTACTGATTGTCAATTATTGCTGCAATCAGTTCTTTTGTCTTGTCCGGTAATTTGATTTCACCTGCCTTGATTTCCTTGCCATTCTGTGTCACAATCACCATGATTCCCCCTCCAATCTGCTGATTTTTGACTTGATTCTTTCAATTCGCCTGTTCACTGTACGATTGCATACTGATACTTTCTGTGCAATCTCCGTTATCGTTTTACCTCTTGCAAGAAGTTTAAAAACTTCAATCTCTTCTTCTGTGAAATTGGCGTTGCTAATAATTGCATCAAGCTCCGGCTTAGTCAGCTTTGACAGCTTCATAAGCCGTTATTCCTCCTATTCTCCCTCTCCTCTTCGCCAGTTAAAGTCTAACCCGCATTCCTCACGCATGGTTTGCCTCATGTCGGACCAGCTCACGTCATCATCAGCAAGGCACTCAGCCTTAGTGTTGAATCTGTCAATAAATCTGTTTAGCCTTGCACGTCCAAAATCAAACTCATCTCGAAGCGTGACTGCTGATAACAAGCATATAGAATCAACAACATTGTTCTTTATTCTTCGTGTACATGCTTCTAATTCTTCATGTGATACTTCAAGCGGAATGAACTCAGCGTTCCTCTGCTTCAACTCCTTAACCGCTTCGTCAATGCCGTATTTCTGTGCAAAATCTAATATCCACGCCGCACCCGACATTCTGTATTCATGTATCTTCTTGTCACTTTTAGCCATTGTCCATCACTCCTCACATTCTTTCGCATTCCAGCTCATCAGCACTCACACTAAAGTATGCTGCTATCTTATCTAACGTATGCGGTCTAGGGTATGCCTTGCAACATAAATACTTGCTCACCTGTGCCTGAGACAAGCCTAAATCACTGGCAAGCTTAAATTGTGACACCTTTTGCCTTGCCATAAGCACCCGAAGATTGTCAGCGAACCTCGTCATATTTTACTCCGTTTCCGGCTGCATTTAACCCAGCTCTGTAACCCTCTTCGTATGCTTCAATGATTGCATTGTTTTTGCTTGCTCCCACTATCAGGAATGTTGCCATAGCTGATAATATCGTGCCGGTCAAAAAAGCTATTGTCGTTGCCATCAATAGTTATACCCCCTCCATTTGATTTTGCACTCCTCGCATAGGCAGGAGCTTTCTGTGCGCGGCACTTTCCCGCACATAGTACACAACCCTTGTGCCTTAAGCCGCTTTCGTCGTGCCATAACCTCGTCTGATTTCTTTCGTCCGCATATTTCGCAAGTTACTCTGCCTGGGCGTGCTTTCCTTGTCTTGCATATTGTACATAATCCTGCTTTCAGTGCTATTTTCCTTGCGTATTTAGTCATTTCACTTTCAGCTTTCAAGCAATTCTCGCACCTTGAAAGTTTGTAATTGTCTGGCAGTTTAGCTCCACAGTATGTACATTCACGGTTCGCCTTGCGCTTATAATATATTTCGTTAGCCGCCATCTTCATCTCCTTTCTGTATTATTTTTCGTTCCATCTCTTTAAATTGTTCGTCCGTATATCCTCTCTGTGAAAACTTGTTAAACGTGTTCTTTGTCCTTGGTGTTGAGCTTTGGGTTGTGCTCATGCTCACCATCTTAGCTGGGTCATCTGTGTAGGCTCCGTTAGGCTTAACACCTATCTGTGATTTTTCCTCTGTGTACAGCGTAGGCTTATATCTATCCTTAGGTATGGTGTTATGTAGCCGCCAATGCTTAATTACAATGACGTTAGAGTTAGGGAACGTCAAAACATACCGCTTGTCAATCAACATCTGCAAGTCCTCACTTGAAGCTTGGCATTCCCTCGCAATCCTCTTAGGTGCATCCACAAAGCCGTCATCATCCGCCCTCATGCACAAGTGAAAAAATAAACCCTGCGCCGATATTGGCATATCAAGGAACGCATCTGAGCTTATTAACTTCCTACTGAACATTCTCTTGTCTGCCATTGTTTTCTCCTCCTAATTTATATAATCGTAAATGCTCATTTGAGGGTCTTTCGGAAATACAAGCATTTCATTCTTTGCACGCTCGTAAAAGTTTCTGTCAATCTCAAATCCGTATGCACTTCTGCCTAATTCGTGTGCGGCTCTAAGTGTACTACCACTTCCACAGCAAGGGTCAATAACTACATCTCCCTCGTCTGTAAAAATCTCAATCAGTTTCTTTAATACCGATACAGGCTTTTGTGCTGGATGGATTTTAGGAATATCTTTACTATCTTTATCCCAAGCAAACCAGTTAAACACCATATGTCCTGTACCTCTGATATTCTTTCCGTTTTCATCAATCTGCAAGCCGTTTCTGAACTTAGGGAGTTTATCTCGGTACAATACAAGTGCATATTCTGTAGCCCCTACGATACGCATATTAGCTTTAAGCACTTGCGGACTGTAATTTTTACAAAATACAAGCGGTATATAGTGCACAAATCCGTGTTTATTCGCCGCCGCAATAAGTGTCTGCAACTGTTCAAATGCACAAAACACAATCATACAAGGGCTATTACTACTTCTGCCCCTAGCAACATTCTTTTTGTCCTCTTTCTTCAACATCTTTGAACAGAAATGGAAGTATTCATAAAGATTAAAGTTAAAGTCAGAGTTAAATGCCGCCTTTTTAGCAAGCTTGCTTTCTCCATTCTTATTGTCGCCGCCGTTGTACCACATAGGGTTACTACCATAAAAGTTAGTGCCTACATTGTATGGTACATCAGCAATAATCAGCTGTGCTGGCGGTATTGCATATTTCTTGTAATTCTGCATAGAATCACGATAAATTTCACATTTAATTTTCTTCTTATTCATTTCATCGCCAAAAGGAAACCTCGGTTTTATGTCCGGACAACCTATTCCTTTCTTAGATTTTTAGTTAGTTGCTGGGCTTCTGCCTGTCTGAAAATACTCGTCATAAGCGTCAACTGTATGGCGTATTTCAGACATAGCTGTATCAAGCGTTACATCTCTTTTATCCAAGGCTCTTTCTGCATAATCTTTAATTCTCATCATTAGAGCCTGTGCTATTACTATATTCGCATTGTTACTCATTCTGAATCACTCGCTTTCTTTTCTCTTAAAATTCTCGCAAGGTACATCAAGCAAGCAACCGCATTTTTCAATTTCTGTCACTCCCCAATATGTCTTGTATCTGTAAGAGTTTTGGCATTTAAAGCAGAAATCCTTACCATTGTTCAGCTTGCAACTTGTCTTTTTATCTTCCAGCTTTTTCCCGATACTCTCGTTTATCCTTTTGAGTTCCTTGACCTTTTCTTGTAATTTCTCGCAATCGTCAATGAGTTGATTGTATTTCTTCTTGCTTAAAATCTTCATTCTGCTTTGCTCCTTTCAACTGCTCTGCTATCTGCTTTACCTGTCTTATGGCATTTTCCCAAGTTGCACCCTCGGTTGGTAATCCGCTTGACATAGCCATTCCGGAAAAACGCTCAATGATGTTAGCGGTCAAATCATCAACAGCCTTGTTATATTCTTCTTTAAGCAGTTTCTTTGAATTATCAATTTGAATATTGCTTGATTTAATTTCATTAAACCAATTTTTCTCCAGTGTTCTGTAATGCTCTATCAACTCAACTTTCTTAAGGTTTTTCAAATAAGAATCCGAAAATGTGTATGCACCAGTAGGAATATTGCTCATTCATCTCCCCCCCCCTCCTACTTTTGTATCATCAATAATCTTGATTTTCTTGCCGCAGGCATTGCAGTAAACGTCAATACCTGTCGCACAACTAAGTCCCATTTTTCCGCACTCTGTAGCATAAACCGGAAATCCATAGGGTGTATGAGTAACATACCATTTGCACTGCTCATTTTCTTTATTGCCATTACTCATTCACTTTCACCCACTTTCAACAAATCCATAAACTTCTCATACTGTTTCTGCGACACCTTATTATTAGCCTTATCTTCTCTCAATTCGATTTTAAGGTGCTTTTCTGCAATGGAGGATAATTCCCTTGCAAGGTTCTTTCTTCCCTGCTGTATGCCCTCTCTGTAACCCTTAGCTGGGCGGTAATCGTCAATCTGTGCTTTGCCCTCGCCTTGGCTACCGCTCGTCTTGTTCCTGAGCTGGTAGCCGTTATCAGCGTATGCCTTGATGTAATGCTGCTCCCACTTGTCAAGCTCATTCTGTGGGTAATGCAAGAATCCTATCTTCCAGCCGTAAGGATTGCTCTTGAAGTCGTATAACCCATGCTTTTTAAGTGACAAATCTATGTGCTGATAACCCACAAGATGTTGGGCTAATCGGCTAAGGATATGCACCGCCTGTCCGATGTATGCGTACTTGAAGCAGTTCTCGTCAATCCTCGTCAAGAAGTATATCCCGCTTTCGTTGTCAAGCTTCGGATTGACTTTTAGCAGTCGTTTTTGGTTCTCTGATTCTATGGCTTTCGCCTGTCTAATATTTCGGTTCACTGCTCCTCACTTTCTAATAACTCTGGATTGTCAAATCTGTTGCCGATAACTTCTGCATCAACCATATTTATCCAATAGCCTAAATCTTTTCTGCGGCTTTTAGCATACCTACCAAACCAATCCACATAAAATCCAATATGTTCAACTTTTGTGCTGTCAAAGCAACTTTGATAGCTGCCATATTTAATAGGTGCACATCCCCTGCCGAACAACTCTTTTACAATATCATTCTCCCAAATCAGCTTGCCGTTCTTATCTTTCAAGCCGGTGCATTGGCAGATTGTGGATGGGTCTACAGGTTCTGCATACGCAAACGCATATAAAGGTTGTATTCTATGTGCAAATTCGCTAAGGCTCTTGCTACAACTTCTATCAACATCGTAAATATAACACCCTTGCACCCATTCTCCGTTGTCAACTCTCTTTGCCTTAAATAAATATCTATCTTTCATCTAATTTTCTCCTTCCGGCTTCTCACACCGCTCAAATTCAATCACCCACACCCACGGTGATGCATCCCAGCCGTAGCGGTCAAGGTCGGATTTCTTGATGGTGGAGTTCCATAAATCTTCAAATTGTCCTCTTGCGGTACAGGCTCCGGTAAGCAATCCACTATTACATCCTTCCGCTTGTGCCTGTACTTCTGTTATCTCCTGCAACCGCTCCACCTTCACATCTGTAACTTTAAGCCAGATGCGTGCGGCTTCTTTCGACATGTGGATGGATGGGTGCCATATGTGGGAATCATTCTTAAAACCATTTTCTGCAACCTCATCCGCCCGGTAAACATACTGCCTGTCCGAGTTTAAGCTAATCGGATAACCAAATGTTTCCCGGACATAAAGAATATCGCCCGGCTGATATGGTAAATTCATGCCAAAACTAAAAAACGGTTCCTCTAAAAAATTCGCCTTGTCACATCGTAGTTCTTGTAACACTACCTTGTCGGCAAGTGGTACATTGTTTGTGTATCTATTTACTGGAAACTTAACTACTCGCCTTGTACAGCACTTTCTCCCGTCCAGAATTGCCCGTACCATCTCGGTATTGAATAAAATCGGTTTAATTGCCATCTATTCCACCTGCCTTTACAATCTCGATTGCATCTTCTAAACATATAAAATGCCTACCTAATCCATGCGATTGCATATCTAACATACCGTCTGCTAAATTAAGATTATACTTCTTTAATTCTTTCAACTGTTCCACAACTTTATCAACATCATTGTTCACCCTCCTGTTCCAGTGTTGAATAGCTTCTTCATCGGAGAAAAATGCTTTCCCCATAGTAATATCGCACTCTTCGTTAGTACAGCCGACAGTCACCGTTCCGTATTCGGCACTAAAGATTATAATTTCTGCTTTCCCACCGCAGAATGGGCACGGCTTTAATTCTTCACTCATTGTTTTCCTCACTTTCTTCTGACCAGTCTAATTTCTGACCACAATCACAATATTTAGTGTTACGATATACCTCTTTCCCACAAGATGAACAACTCCAATGCTCTTCTTCGCAATCGTCAAGTTCCATGTAGTCAGGATTGCAATGCACACATACTGTCTCACCACAGACTTCGCAAACAACACCATTGTGGTAATCATAATCCCATGCGAAATCGTCTATTTCTCCGTTTTCATTTTTCTTCCATGTGTGTTTGCCATGCTTAATATATGTATGTTTAGGTTTCTTCGGTATCTGCTTTTCTCTCGCCGTCCGACACTCTTCCAAAGTTCCAATCTTACGATATTGACGCCAATCGCTTAATGCTTCAAAATAATTGTTTTTCATATCCTGCAATTCTTCCAGTGTGCCGATTGCGCGGTACTGTTGTAATTCCTTAATTGCTTCACTCTCCGTCACGAAACCACCTTCTTACTCTTGTTAATCCTTGTAGTCTTACGCTTCTTCTTGCTTCCAACGTAACGGCTACCGCCTGTTGGCTTGCCATAAATAAATGCACTCATGCTACCATTCTTAGACTTCATCTTCTCTACCTCCCAGTGCTTCAATTGCCATGTTAATAGCTTCAATTCTTTTTTTGTTTATCATTGTAAGCTCTCTTTCCCTTGCTTTGCTCAATCCCAAGTAATCGCTACTGTATACTGCTATTGCATTTATTAGTAGTTTTTGTTCATCACGAAGAATTTCAATTGCTTCCCGAATGCCCAAATTATCTCCTCCTAGTTCAATCGCCAAAATTATATTCCTTTAGTCGCTTGCTTTTACCGTCCTTGAAGCTCAAACGGCAATTGCATTTACATGTGCTACATTTCTTTTGCTTCGCCATGCTGCCTCACCTCCTTAGTTGAATGGTAAACCTGTATCTTCTACACCCAATGGCAAATTCATGAAGCCGTCACTTGCCATTGCCGGGGCAGACATATTTGAAACCGGCTGGCTTGGACTGCTGCCGTTAGCGTTCTTGCTCTCCGCAAACTCGTATTCCTCAACAACAACATCTGTGGTGTACACCTTATTGCCGTCCTTGTTAGTATAACTGCCAGTCTGAATACGTCCGACAACCGCTATCTTAGTACCCTGATGCAAGTATCGTTCAATGGACTCCGCTGTCTTGCCAAACGCTATGCAGTTGATAAAATCTGCTGTCTGCTGTTCGCCCTCCTTCTTGAATCTCCTGTCAACCGCAAGTGTAAGCCTTGCTGTTGTAGTGTTGGTTGCAACACTTGTTCTGATTTCCGGGTCTCTCGTCAATCGCCCCATTAAGATAACCTTATTCATTGTCTTATCTCCTTTGCTTATCCCATTTTCTCATGAGTTTCTTGTTTTCCCGATACAAAAAGCTCATGCTATCCTTTTCACTCTCGATTATTCGAGTTGCATTAGTTTCGCGGTTGTTTGCTGCTTCTGCTTGGTACTTCTCACATTTATCGTGGTACGCCCCACAACCTCCGTTAGGGCAGTCTCGATAACATCTCATTCGTCTGGCTCTTTACGCTGATTTACTCCGCTTCTGATTGAAGCCATTCTAAATGCCTTGAATAGCAACTACCAAGTGACGGACAATTATCCTTGTCATTACAATTAGCAAAGCAATTATCACATCTTGATTTATTAAACAATAGTTCTGCCAACTCTTCATCCGACATATTTCTTATTCTGTCGGCATTGGTTGTTGTGAATTTAGATGAGGTAATCTCCATCGTCACATCCGTAATAAGTCCATCTCCATAACCATCTAACTTTACAGATTCAATACTGCCGGCAAAATTGCCATTTAGAGATAAATTCAACATTCTTGGTTTTCCTGTAGCACCACCATATCTATTTCCTTCTGTATCAAGAATTTTTATTAAATCATCAACTGTTATCATTTTCTTCACCTCTCAATTCTTTTGGTTTCTCTTCTGCTGCGGATTGTGTGAGGAATACTGTTTTCCCGATCATTGACAATAAGATTGTAAAATTTTTCTCACACTCTATGTAATCGCTTTCTGGTCCGGTCTCATCGTCAATCCATTCATGTAACCATTTTGCCTTAACAGCAATCTTCATCCAGTTTCTTTTTGCAAAGCGGAATGAAACAACTCGTGCCGGAAAATATAATGGAATCTTATTATCAATGTCCTCGCAACACTCCATATCCTCTATTGGGAGTATTGTGTTATCTGCATATACTGTATCTCCCACCTTGCAAGGCAACTTTATAAGTCTGCCCTGTTCCTCTAAGTCCTCGTATTCTTTTAACTTTGTTGCTAAATTAAGGATTTTCTTTGCTTCACTTGGTAGGCAATTTATGTATAAGTTAAATGTAAACGCAGCTTCACCAGAATCACTTGTCCGTGTTAATCTCTCCATTTCTACTCCTTTCTAAAACAGGCACACATTTTTATTTTCGAGTGTCTTAATCGTCTTCGTCATAAATCTTGACACCTAACTTTTCGCCAAGCCAGTCAAGCCCTTTTCTAGTCAGCCAGTACATAGCTCCGCCATATCTATCTTTCTTACCTATGCGGGCATAACCGCTTTCGCACATTTCATTCCATATCTTGCAATCATCAGCACTTGCGTCATAGTAGTTTCTGTATGGTTTGTAAAAAGATTTTCCATGTCGTCTGTATGGCTTCTTATAATCTAATCCGATTGCGTGCCTTGCTAATGATACGCAATATTCTTCATTTAAAATGGTGGTTCATCTCCTTTCCTTAAAATCCAACTCTTACCCTGTTCTGCAACATCTACATTCGCCCCATTTACGGCATTTTTCATCTTGGCAATAAAACTGTCCTTATCAGCATTTTCGCTTGATAAATGGCACATTATGACGTTCTGCAGGCTGTCTGAATCGTTAGCCTTGACAAAATCGCAAGCGGTATCAATGGATAAGTGACCTCTGAAAACGTGATTAGCTTTCGGATTGTCGGTATCAACTAAATCCTTGTCATAGTTCACGCCTAAGAGAACGTGGTTTATGTCATTAAACTTCCACTTGATTAGTTCACAATCGGTTATGTAAAGCATTCTTCCCATTTCCTTGTGAGTAATCAGAAAGCCATATATCGGGCAAGGTTCGCCATTTGCGTCTGTATGTGTCCAATTCCCGTCCAATGTCTGTAGTGGAAACGGATAAATTGTGAATCCGCCATAATTCTTCTTGTTATAGCTTCTTTGGTATGGTGCAAATACTGGCATTGACATTTTTTTTAAATTGTCTAATGACTTGCTGTGGTCAAGGTGTTTATGGGTGCATAACACACCCACAACATCTTTGACATTCCAATTTAAGCCTTTCTTAATCTCCTTAATCGGTATTCCACAATCAAGGATAAGCGTTTCTCCGTTGTCTGCGTGCAACAGATAGCAGTTACCGCTACTGCCAGTTGAAATACATTTAAGCTTCATCCAAAAACCTCTCAACATATTCGTTCCATTTTTCTATTGCCTTTTCTTTCGTGGCTACATTATGAAAGAACATCTTCTTTGCGTGTACTCCATCGTTTAACCTGTATCTCGGACAGCCAGAACTATATCCCATAAAAAATCCGTCTGGCTCATTTCTAAGAACAACAGCTTCAGCACCACATATAGGGCAATTTCTTAGCCCTTTCATACTTCCACCTCATCATCTTTCGGGAACTGGAAATAATTCTGTGTCATCTTATCAAAAACAGTTTCCGACAAACAGTTTACGAATGAAGTACCTTTTTCAGTATTTATTATCGTTTTTAAAAAAGCGACCTTTTCGTGCTGCTCTCTCAACATTTCCATAGCTTTCTCTGCCTTTTCCTCGGTCGAGTACTCCGCAAGCGCCTGTGAATCGGTAATCAAGTTGCTGTTAAAGAAGTAAATCTTCTTGTTAAGCCTGATAACCGCCACATGCTCGTATGGCACATCTGTTGTTCCATCCTGACTAATTATTCTCATGCTTACCCTCCATGATTTCCTTTAAAACTGCACCAAAATCACTATTGGTAGCGGTAGAGCACTTATCAGGGCATCCAATAGCCTTATTCAGTATCATATTAAAGAGTTGCTTATCACCATGGAGCACTTTTTCATATATCGCTTTGGTTAGAACTCCCCAATCGGCTATAATGTCCGCGCCCTTACCGTCAATCGTTACTATTCCCTTGTTACTAGTAATCATATAACCTCCTATTCTGCCGTCATAAATGGCGGTAACTCCGTCTGCTCTGTTGACTGCTCCTTGGTTGTTTCTATTGCCCTTGCACTGGAATTATCTTCTATGAACTCAACTGTATTAGAGTTCTCGTCAATCTCAGCCTGTGCAAGCTGATAAACTTCGTCCATTTCAACCTGTGCCTGTCTTGCCATTGGGTCATAATTCTTCGGAAATTTTTTTGTGGCATTGTTGCACATTTTCCTCTGAATCATGCTCTCTGGGGTATCAAGCCAAGCACCCGATATAAACGGTCTAGCGATTTCACACTTTATCATATCGTCTACGGTTTCGCACTGCCTCAACGCGTTGAGAACTTCTTCCTTTTTCTCTTTTATCTTCTTTTTCTCTTCCGGTGTAGCGTCATAACGAGTGCGTTCCACTTCCTTGTTGTACTGCTTTTTCGTGCCGGTTATTATTCCGAAAGTTTCATTCTGCATATTCTGCTTTACATGGGACAGTAAATTTATCTTTACGCTGTCTCTGTCCGCGGATAAATAAGTAACCGTTCCGTCCTTTAACTTCACAGGATATACAACTCTTACAGCTTTGTCGGACAATCCTTTCTCTTCCCACTCCGGGTCGGTGATTGAAAGCCCTTTGTGCTTAGGCGGAACGTACACGTCACCCTCCTTGATAACCCAATATGGATAAACTGTATCAACATTCTTCCCGTAGTTGGATAAGAGCGAATCGTAGCCAGCTCCCTCAATTCCCATTTCGACCTGCTTCTGCCATATTTCTTCTTTTGTTTGTGGGTCAGTGCCTACTTTCACACTCCTTAACTGGAAATAGCACTCCCTTGGGTATGCGCTAGCATTGAGCTTTAAGCTTGCACAACGCTTTACAATGCCCCTTATATTGCTTGTATCAAGATTACCCATATTAGTCTTAGGGTCATTCTTGACAAGATTGAATATGCTTGTCATAGCCTCCATAGCGCACTCTTTTGCATAATCATCCATATCCATTCCACAAGCCTTATAATCGTCAATAATAAGACCTGTCATAGCATTACTCCACTCACTTAATGATGTGGTAAATGCTTTCTTTTCTGCTACTGCTGTTGTTTCTGCCATTTCCAATCCCTCCTAATTTACTTTCCCAATTCCATCTATACCGATTATAAACACCTGTGTTGTGTCTAAGTCCTGAATAAGTGCAAGTGTGCTGTCGAAAGTATCATGCTTAGCAATATTGCGGACAATATACTTCTTGTCCTTTAAGGGTCTTTTCACAAGGACGTAGTTGCCTATATATTCTTTCAAGCCTGTCCAATCGGCATAAGAGCTATACGTTTTAAGTAAGTTTACAACGATAACCGTATCCCCGACCTTAATTTCATTGTCCTCAACAGGCTTATCGCCTTTATCTTCCGTCAAACGCTTGAATGCGAGTTTCGCACCCACACGAAAGTCAAATTCATCTGCCGGATTGCAGTGTGCCTCAGCTCTCTTACCTGTGGACTTGTCAAGAGCTGTAACTATATTGCCATTGCGGTAAATCACAATGGTTTCTGTAGCCAAGCTGAGGCTATTCTCATCTACATACCAGCAATCATTTTCATTACCGTCTCTGTTCAGTACGAAGCCGTTGTGACCGTCGTGCCAGTTCTCGAACCGGATTAAAAAATCAATGTCTTGGCAACCAACTATCGTTCCAGTCATTCCGTAAACTTCTTCACTCTTATCTGTAACCGTTACTCTGTCCCCTATTTTGAATTTTCTCTTTGCCATAATTATCCCTCCACAATCTCTAATTTCTCGCTATCATTGACAATCAGCATAATCAACTGACTATCGACCATTTCAGCAACTTTCTTCTGATTGATGCTGTCAAGGCTCTCACTATCATCTAAGATAATAGGTACTGACATACCACTAATCTTCTGAATAGAGTTACATATATCAACCCTACCAAGAATCCTGTTACCCTTATTACTCATAGTTGTAAGAATTGACTTTCCATCAACTGTCGGTATGCAAACTGACTTGTAACCACCCGACTTGTTCAATTCAAACAGCTTCCACTTAACTAATGAGAAATGACTGTTAATGCTGTCAGATAATGTTTCATTCTTCGCCTTATCCAGTTCATCAAGCAAGTCAAGGATTTTTTCAGCATTAGCCTTATTCTGTTCCTGTGTACGCTGTTCTGCCCTCAATTCTTCAAGTCGCTGTTCGTCTTTCTCTGTGTTACTTTCAGCTATCTTTCGCTCACACTCTGACAGCTGCTGCCTAAGTTCGTTTTCCTGTGCCTTTAATTCAGCCTTGACCGCCGATATGTCATTAGCCTTGTGAATAGCCTGTTCCTTTTCGGCTATCTCATTAGCAAGTGCCTTGTATTCTTCTGAATCGGTAATATCAATCTCCTGCGGCAATTCCGTCAACTGCTCTGTAAGAACTTCGATAGCCGTATTCAGCATCCCAAGACTTTCCTCATGCTCCGGCAACTCTGCTTCGAGGTCTGCAAGTGTTTTCTTCTCTTTGCTAAGTCTGTCAGCATAAAGGTTTCCGTTATCCGTGATAGCCTTTAGCGTGTCTGCTTTATGCTTCTTAAAGTCAGCTCTCAACTGCTCTTTCTTATTCTCACTGTATTCACTACCGCAGTAAGGGCAGATAAAGCTATTCTCGTCGAACTGACGGTTATTCTCCTCAGTCCACTTCTTGCGTTCTACATCGAGATATCCGGTTATACTCTCAATGTTTTTCTTTGACAGCTCAATGCAACGCTCTGTCTCGCCGATAGTCCTTTCTGTCTGCTTAACAAGAAACTTTTTATCGGCAATCTTATCCTCAATCTCTTTCCTAGCCTTGATATTGTCCTCGTTAGCCTTGCGTGATAAATCTCCCTGCTTAAACTTCAAATCAAGGATATCTGCACTAGCCTTATCGTATTCAGCTAACAGCTTGTCATTATCAGTCTGCTTTGCAATGCAATCAGCAATCTGCTCTTTAAGGCTGTTTCTAAGCAGTTCAAGGTCAGATGTATCAATGTCAGACTTAATCTGAATATCTCTTTCCTTTTCCTTAATCTGTCCGTCAATAACAGGCGATTGCTTGTCAACATTAGACGAAATTAATTTATTCATTGAGCGGATTTCTTCGACGGTGTATTTTTCGAGCATTGGTACTAATTCTGCCAACCCTTTTCTTGACCTTGCCATATCTAAGTCCGTAACACTTTCAATTAAACTGAAAAGATATTCTCTCATTTCATCCGGCTTTCTACTAAGAAAAGCATTGATATTACTGCAAGCCTTAAACATCTTCATATTAATGCCCAGATACTCATTAAATGCTGTTAAAGTCTTAAAAACGCTGTTGATGTAATAAGAGTTATTATCACTGACAGTTGTTACAATTTTTCCATCTTTTACAGCTTCTTTATAAGTACGCTTCTGTACTTTCTTCATAGTGACTTCTTTCCCGTCAACATCAAGTGTAAGTTCAACAGATACATCCATATCATCAACTGATACTCCGTCAACCTCACGTCTGACAACCGGATTATCCTTTAACTCATAATCACAGTTAAACAAGCACCACAAATACGCTGTGGCTATTGTTGACTTGCCGACACCGTTCTTCGCCATGAGCTTAGTAATGGCGTAAAAATCAAAATCCTTACTTGCGTAACACATGAAGTTCTCAACCCTCATGTTCAAAAGCTTAATATTCATTCCTCTTAGTCCTCCTTCTGAACGGCTCCTGTAATCTTGCCGTCCTCAATTACAACCGCCATGTTTCCGGCTGCACATAATATCTGCAATTCATCAACATACATTGCATTCAAGTCTGTAATAATCATTTTCGCTTTCCTCCTCTTGCAAATTTGTCTATTATTTTCTTTTTGTCTTCGTCTTTGCCGACAAGATAGAAATAGAAATCCGTCTCCTTATCAAGCATCCAGTCATTAGCATTAAGCCCATGTGAAGATACTATGATTTTCTGTTCTCTTGTCAGTCGCTTAGGCCGCTTCATTCCCTTACTCTCACTCTCCATTCTTCCCACACACCGAACGTCAATGCATCAGCGTGATTCTCAAAATATATGTCAATCCTATTGCCCTTGATTGCACCGCCACAGTCTTCAGCGACAAATGTTCCGATTCCCTCGATATCTACCAGTGAGCTATAAGGAATAATCGTAGGGTCTACCGCTATGGTAACGCCCTCAACGGCACAAGTTCCTGTTGCAGTTATTCGGTCATTCTTTTCACAACACTTTTCGCAGCCACAATATGCTGTGAGCGTGAACGTCTGCCATTCGTCCGATGTTTCCTGAATAGGACCATGTATCGGCTTCTCTATGTAGTTGAGTGCTGTCGGTGCAACGCATATACATGCGGCGCACAAAATGCTTAGAATTGACATTATCCTCTCCCTAAAAACTTATTAACAAAATAAACTTGTCCTTTGCCTGTAACCTTTGTCGTGCGTGTAGTCCTTACACTTCCGTCCGGATTCTGCACGTTGCTTTCCTTGACCTCGAATAAGCCCTGCTCAACATATCTCTGCATAGGCATATTGTAAGAACTTCCGCTCTTGACTAAATATCCGTTGTTGCGTAACCAGTCAAACAACCGCTTCTGTCCTATTTGGTAGCCGTTCTGACATATCAGCTTCGCCAAGTCTCCGACAAGAATTGAAGTCTTGCTCGTAGCCACAGCATCAGCAAAAATTTCTTTCGGCTTCATTCTCTCATTAGCTTTGATAAGTTTTATGTTATTCTCTTTCAAACTATCTATTGTCTGATTAGCAATCTTTAGCGCTCTTGCCATTACCTGTTCCGGCGTGTTCCAAGCCTTTTCAACGTCTATAAGGTATTGCCTGCAAGCCTTACCTTTATCCGTTCTGCTCATAAGGCAAATATGCTTTGCCATATCGACAGACAAGTTATAGTCCTGAATTTCCTTTTCTCCGCCGTACTGATTGCTCTGTACCTTTAGGTACGCACCTGTAAAATCTTCTCCCTCAACGAACCCTTGAGAATTTGTCTCAAACCAAGCACTAAATCTTTTCTCAACTCCAAGGGCTTCATGTAGTTCTCTAGCTGATACAACCTGTGCATCAGCATCAACTTTGATTAACTCGTTCATTCTTCTCCTTTCTGCATTATTGTGTTAAACGCAGTTTAACTTTTTAGGTAAAAAAATAATCACCATATTCAGCCTGTGGAATATTTAACAAGTTGCCCCACTCTGACATATCGCTTTGTGAGAAACCTGTCTTACAATTCAACTTCCGCGACAATGATGTACTGGAAATTCCAAGCTTATCAGCAAAATTATTCTGATTCCCAAACACTTCAACAATGCGTCCTCTTAATTTGTTGTAACTATACGGCATGTCTTTTCCTCCTTTCTCTCAACCACAAATGCAGTTTAACACTGTTTAACTCATTTGTCAACAATAAAGTTTAATTTTGTTTAACTTTTCTGTTGAAAGTTTAACAGTGTTGTGGTATTATAAGGTTGCACAAGATAAGGAGGTGAGTGTATTGAAGTGCGAACTTACGGCGTCAAGGCTTAGAGAAGCATTAACGGAAGCCGGGCTTAGACCTCAGGAATTATCCGATTTATCCGGCGTTAATAAAGCATCTATAAGTCAGTATCTTAACGGCTCACATGCCCCATCGAATATTAGTAGTGGGAAAATAGGAAAAGTCTTAAGAGTAGAACCGATGTGGTTAATGGGGTTTGATGTCCCCAAGAAAAAGGAATTAAGTTCAGACGAAGCTTCTAAAGACTTAGAGTTAGTAAGAAAAATATCTCTACTCAGTGAGAGAGATAAAGAAGTGGTTCTCGATATGGTGAACTTAATGATTTCACGAAAAGAAAAGTGAGGATTAACCCCACTTCTCTAAAAAAAGTTTGATGAATGTATGCAGGTACTCTAGAGTACCTGCATCTTTTATTTTAGTTATCATTTTAATGATTTGTTCTTTGCTGTCAATAGCTTCTTTGGTTAATTCGGCTCGTTCTTTTAACTTCACCTTACCCAACATTACCCCTCCCAAAATCCACACGTTTCCCAGTAGCGATGTACCTATTATAGAACATAGGTTCGATATTGTCAAGCACAAGGAACGGTGCAACGCCAATCACACCGCTCCTCGCCGAAGCTTGATGTTGTTCCAGTTAGGAACATGTCAAGAATAGCATACAATCAATGCCAACTCACTCTCAATCGTGCCAAAAAAATCGACAAAATACGCAGAATTACACGACGCTTTATCTTGACGATGTTGCCATGAAGTACCTCAAAGACTATATTGCGTCAAGGAATGGCTCCAACAACCCCAATGAGCCACTTTTCACCCAAAGTCTGACAACTAAGCCTATGAGTGATGAAGCCGTCAGAGCAACCATTAAACGCATTAAGAGCAATGCTAAGATTGACCGCCGCATTTATCCTCACCTATTCCGCAAGACCACCGCCACGAACATTGTCAAGCGTGGTGGTTCGGTGCATGATGCCGGAGAATACCTCGGACATAAAGACCAGAGTGTTACTGGCAAGCATTACAGCTATATAAGTGAGGAGCACACCCGGAATATCTTTGAGAAATATGTGGCTACGGTGTGATGCCGTAGCCATGTAAATTATTAATTTATCAATATATTTAACTATTCATTTGCTGTCGCTAGGCATACAAAGGGCAAGTCATAATGAGTGTGGCAAAAACAAATGTGAACATTATTCGATTTATTAATCTAAACGAAGCAAAACCAGTCTATTTCTGGTGAGTTACTGATGGCAATATATACTCCAACATTCTACGCATTACAATTAGGATAATGTTATGCCTTGTTCCAAATTGCAAGGTAACTAAAGGTACAATTGACAAAGTTCTTGAAACTATCATTCCAGCATTCTACCAAGAATCTATCATTATATGAGCCTGTAATTTGCACAATTCTTACAACATTGTGTGCACTTAGAGCTGTGGCGATGATAATATCTGCTGGTCTATCATGAGTTTTAGAATAATAAATAGTTGCTTGACCTTCGGTTGAAGTTGTGGCTGTTCCCATTTCAAGGCTTGAAATGTTTAAATTATTATTTACCTCATTTACAGCCTCCGCCGTTGCCTTAACACCGCCCTCAATATTATTAAACTTATCGGGTGTAAGCTCCTCGCCATACCCCCATGTATGCTGATTATATTCTACTGCCATAGTTTATGCCTCGCTTTCTTTCTGCTCTGTTGCCTTATCGGCATTTCTTTTAAGTTGCGCCGCTTTTTCCAATTCTGCCACTTCTCTGGCAACTGCGGCATCTGCTTCTTTCTCTAACTGTGTAGTCAAATCCTTAAGTGCAAGTAGCTTTACCTCAGTTTCAATCGGCGACTGATTGATGTACTGTGCAAGTGAACTTCTGAATGCCCTTATGTCATAATTACTCATGTTACCTCCCCTTTCTTTTCAAGCTCGGTTACGCGGGCTTTAAGTTTTTGTATTTGCCATACACACAGGGCTATTAACTCTTGCTTATTAACTCCAAGTTTATCCTCGTTGATATGGTCAAATAATGCCATGTCTGCCTCGATTCCTGCTTCTGTAATCGCTTTCTCAATGTCTTGTGCGATGAAGCCCAGGTGTCTTTGGGTTTCCACGTATTCTGTGCCTTTGTTATAATAAAATGCTGATGGCTTTAGACTATTAAAAAGTTCTTCCATGTGTTCTTCATCGTCCAGACTTTTGATTGTGTTCTTGTATCGTGCATCTGATGTATTATTAGCGGCAATGCATATCTTGTACCAATCCGATGATGCGGTGTATTCGTCAAAATGTGTTACCCATGTTCCGCTCACGCCTAAACCGTTAGAGTAGAATCGGCGTATACCATCTGTCCAGTATTGCATTATCTCACCTCTGTTATTAACTTGGTAAGCCGGCTTGTCTGCTGAACATTCACCTATTACCCACAGTCCCGCTTCATTCATTACAATGTTGTTTGCCCCTATTGCAATGGCTCCGCCGTCCATTGCACACGCTTCAAATCGCCGCCCTTTAATTGTTCCGGTTGTTATATTATCAGCATTGATTACAGTCTGTCCGCTTTCTTGTAATGCCGATATTGTGACAAGCCCTTTTAAATCAAGCTTGCTCGATGAAATCAATACTTTTTCGGCACTAGCGTTGATTTCGGTTACAAGCTTGTCTTTCGACACTTTGGTTTCTAGCCCTTCTGCCGTAGCTTTGATAGACGTTTCCAGTCTGCTGACAACCCCTTTTGTTGCATAAGTCTTGCTTACATTCGTCATAATGCCCTCTGCGCTTTCGCTTATCGCTAAGTTCATCTGCGTAGTGGTTGAATAATTGCTTATCGTCTTGCTAAAGTCCTCTTTCAGTTCATCCGCTGAGAGTTTAATGCTTGCCTGAGCATCAATCTTGGTTATGTAATCTGAGTTAACCTTAGTCTCGAACTTTGATAAATCAGCAGATAGTCCGTCTGCCGTAGCTTTATACTCAGCTAACTTCTTATTGACCCACGAAAATTCGGTATCGCCAACATCGGAAAACCCCCATGTGGCACCGCTCTTGATGAACCTGTACGTCTTGCCGGCAACCTCATCATAAACAAGTGCTCTGTTGTGTTTCTTATAGCTTGCGTCTGAATAAGTAAACCTCAATCCCTGCGTAAGCTTATCACCCACCACTGGTCCCGATGTCCAGTTGTACGCCGGATAATTTTGTAAGGTTGGGGTTCCTTGTATGGTGTAGACCTCATTGGCACCATCAAGAGCTTCATTAACCTCACTTATCTGTGCCGTAAGTCCCTCTGCTGTCCTGTTGAACTCTGCACTCAATGTGTTGACATAATCCCTAGTTGTGTACGTCTTAGATATATCTTCCTTGATTCCGTCTGCTGTGGTCGCTACAAGTGTCTCGGCATCAATCTGTGTGATATACTCATTCGTCACCTTGGTTGACAACTGCTCAACGCTCTGAGTAATTCCTTGTGCAGTTACGTTCAAGTCGGCTATTTGCTTCTGAATTACCGAATATTCAGTGTCGGCTATCGGCTCCCATGTCCATACGCTATCTTTTTTGATAAAACGATAGGTTGTTATGCTATCCTCATCAAAAAATAGGGTTCGCTGATGCTTGCGATAAACCTCATCCGAATAAGTGAACTTTGTGCCCTCAACAAGTACATCGCCAACCTTGGGACCGGCTACCCAGTTGTATGCCGGGTAATTATAGAGTGTCGGTACTCCGTGACCGTTGATGACGGTTATCTCGCCATCTATCTGCGATTGCAAACTCTGTATCTTTACATCCAGTTCCGATGCGGTCTGTGTTATCTCATTCTTTAATCCGGCTTCAACATTCGATATTTCCGCTTTGTTCTGGTCTACATCACGGATTAGTCGGTTCACTCTACCTTTAAGTTGTGTAATTGACTTATTAGAGCTGTTTATCTGTGTGGTGCGTAATTGTTCGCCTTGTGCCGTATAACTGTCTGTAAGGGCTTGTATGCCCTTTAAGGTGCGTTCTAAGACATAAGTGTTTATCTCTGCATACTTGCTTGATAGCTTAATTGCATCACCGACTTCGATACATGGGTTTCCGGAACTTGATATCTCCGCCGGACGGTACGTTATGCCTTTAATCTTGTTGAATATGTTAGTTGCAATAGCTTTTAGTGTCGCCGCATCCTTGCCGTACACAAGAAAGTTATTCTCAATAACGTAAGTGTTACTGCCTGTGCCGACAATAGCTCCTATATCGTTCTCGTCCTGTCTAATTTGCAACTTGTCAATCTGTGACACAATGTAGTCTTGATAATCAGCACTTGTGTAGTAGCTCTTGTTGATTGTTATAGGTGCCGTGTTGCTAAGGTATACAAACTCGAATTGCCCACTTCTGCCGATATGCCCCAAGCAACCGTTAATCTCGCAGATAGCATTGAGGACTTGACCGCCGCTAAGTTCGTCAGTGTAAACACCTCTGCTTACAGTCATAGTATCGTTGACAAGAGTAAGTTCTTTTTGCGTGATGCCAAAATGAGCAAAAAAACTGTCTCTGAAAGTCTTGAATGTGATGTAAGTGTCCGTTGTTGGCAAGATATTGTTGTACCAATCAACAACATCGGTGTTAATCACATCGTACAACGCATCGTAAGCCTCAATCTCGCGTTTAATTCGGTCTGCCGTAGGTTTATCAGACACAACTTTATAACGCCCTAAAATGAACGAATTATCGCTGTTGCCATCAAGGATTATCTTGACAGTTATCCACTTGTCTTTCAGTGAAGTAAAAATATTTGAAATTGTGAACTTAACCGTCGCCGCTTCACATGCTCCAAATGTTAGCTCATTCTCGGAGCATAAGCTCTCAGTCAGTTCAAAGCTCTCTTGATGTAGCTCCGTGTTGGTGATTGTAACGGAGCCGTCATCGGTTGTGATTATGAACTGCTTATCCACATTCTGACGATAAAACAAGTCTTGCAAAGTGTAATCAACCATCGTATACACCCCCAATAAATGCCATTCTGAATGAACTGTAATGTATCTCTCCACCGTATGTGCCGTATATCTGTGGCTGGAAGTCAGCAAGATAGCCCTTTTGCGTCACATAGTCGTTATACTCAGGAATAAAGGCGGTAATGATACACTCCCTGCCTCTTGCACTTGTGTAATTATTGCGGATATTAGACATAAGCTCTTCCAGTTCACTGCCTGTCAGCATGGCACGCACATCAAACTCAACCTTTAGCGCTTTCAATTCCACGGCGTTACGGTGCAAATAGCCGTTAGCATCCGGGTAATCGTCTATGTCTTGCATGTTCACATAAGCCTTATATGTGTCAGCTTTGATAAATTTTTGCGGGATGATATATTCTCCCACCTTAATTAAGAAACCGCCGTATGCCACCTTTACCGCCTTTCTAGGGCATAATAAAAGCACCTATCAATGATAGATGCTAAAATGCTATGTCCTGTCCTGTCTTATTTGTAATAAATGCTCTCTTGTAGCCGAACGCTAACAGCCTGAGCCTTGTTGCTGTAGCACGCCAGTAAGCCTCGTATGCTCCGACCTGTACATGGTAGTTGCCCTCATAGTACTTAATTATCGCATCGTAGCCCTTGCTCTTAACGTCCCTTGCCATGTTGATTGCGTAATTCTTGTTGACAAAAGCTCCGACCTGTACACGATAGTACTTATCTGTGGTCGCCTGTACCGTCTGCCCTGGTAAATCAGCGTTGACATACGGTGTCGGGTCTATCCAGTCGAACTTTGACGTATTCATAAAGGAGTTAGCTCCCCAAAAATCACTAGCGTTGACAGTATAAGGTTTCTTGTACTTGCGAACCTCAAAGTGAAGATGTATGCCTGTTGAATGACCGGTGTTGCCAACAACGCCAATCACATCACCACGCTTAACCACATCACCTGTCTTAACCCTAAGCTCCCTCATGTGTCCGTAGCCAGTCACATAGTTGCCATTATGCAGAATCCACACAGCGTTGCCATAGCCGTCACCGTTGCCAGCGTAAAGCACTGTGCCGTCCGAATGAGCCACTATGTCGCTCTGAATGTATCTGTTGTCCTTCTGCGGAACAAGGTCAACTCCCTGTGCATAACCGCCATTCTTGACAGCTTCAACGTGCTGTGCATAATTCTGCGTCACAGCATAGCCCTGAACTGCAAATACTCTGTTACCAATGTTCATAGTCTTATTCCTCCATGTGTCTAATTTTATCTAATAAAAAAGACAGCCCACACGGACTGCCCTTTATATTATCTATATAATTTACTGTTTTTTATTAATATATATATTTATATATAATATATATATATATATTAATCTTATCTATACTATTCTTATCTAATCTAGGTTACGCTTTGTTGACAGAATGTATACAGATTTTAGTATAGTAAATCGTAAAAGCAATTTTAATTAAAAACAGCACCCTAAAATAGGGGCGCTGTTTCATGTATATTAGAAATCATCATCTTTATAATCCAGTTCTATTCCTATCTCATGCAGAACTTTTTGAACAAAAGGCTTTGGAAAGTAGAACCATCTCAGTTGTAAGTAGCCTTCCAGAAACTCTTTAAGAGTAGCCTTTGAAGCGCCCTTCTCAATATATGCAACTACATGATGTACGCCGCCGAAATCGGGGCGATTGCACAGAGTGACAACCCAGCCATCGCCACTTCGTGTGTACTCCCTATAGTTCCACCAGTTTCTTGCCACGCGATTCTTCGCAAGAATCTCTTCGTACTTTTCGTGCGATAAAGCACGACAGTACTTGTTGAAGCCGCAAAGCCACATTACTTTTTCTTCATTACCATGAGGTAATGCAAGCGGCATTATTTTTGGAATATCTCCGTTGCATTCAACTAAGTAGGCATCTCCAACCTTAGCTGGCTGAACAAGCACCGTCTTACCTTTCCAAAACAATGTCAAGGTACCATTGTCAAAGGAATATGTAGTGCTCATGGAGCTACCTACATTTCCTTCCTGAGAATCCTCTGTTATAAATAATCTCTGATTTGCCATAACGTGCCTCCTATACTTATTTGTTATTCTTTTATTCCGGAACGTAGTCTTCCTTGACTACCTCTATTTTTAGCAGTCTTTCCCATTTGACGAACTTAAAAACTGCCTTGCTCTCTGTACCGTCATCGCTCTTGATAAGCGTGCGCTCATTAACTGCTACTATTACCGGTTTATCGCCTGCAAGCTTCAAGAACTCTGCCTGTAAGCCTATCGGAGCAACTATAGCGATAATGTCTGCCTGTGCTATCTCATCCTGTAATTCCGTTGCGTGCTGGATTGTTTTGTCAACCTGTACAATGTCAACATCCCCCAATGCTGTTCTCTGCTCATCCGTCATCTCATGTCTGCTGAACCATAATACTTTTTTCATCTTGCTAATCTCCTTTATTTTTCTTCCTCAATCACTTTAATCAAGTCATTCAACCACCATGTAGCCATTGCCGATAATTGAGGAAAATAGTCCACAATATCAAGTGGGTACTGCGGTGCGTGTCCAGTCTCCGCTTCGTATATCTTCTTTGCCGCATCTAGGTCATATTCTTCACCTATGCGCTTTAAAAGCCTGTGGCAAACGTACGAAAGCTTGCAATTCGTCTTGTACGCTACCCATTCAAGGTTGCTTCTGTTGCGCATATACCAACTCTTGACCTTAGGCACCAGTGTATTGCTTGTGTTGTACTTGGTGTCCTCAACCTGCACCGGTGCAACCGCTGTCTGCGGCTGTGCCTTAGCCTTGAAGTAACCGCTTATCAATTCGTCCTGCACTTTCCAAGACAAATCATCCGTAAAGGCTTTTACCAACATCAGATAGCCACGCTCTGTCAATACTGTTATACCTCTGCTTGGTACAACGATATTTCTAATGTCCGTTAAACGGACATTAGCATTTTCTGCTCCTAATTGAAGCATAAAATAATGCTTATCTACCTCAAATCTGCTCCTGTTTCTGTTGAAAGTCTTTCTCGCCGTTCCACTTGGTCTCTGATGTACTGTGTCAATATCCTTGAATGTGACAACTCTCTGTCCGTTGTACTCACGGATTGCCAGCTCTGTTCCCTCAATTTTTACAAGCTCTGCCATATCAGTCACCCCACTTTTCTAAGAATAATCTTACAAAAGTTGCAAGGTATTCAAGCGTTCCGCAGCTTGTTATGCTGTCAATCAGCTTGTGAAGTATTACTCTGTTTTCTTCCATTATGCAACACCTGCCTTTCCTTTTGAGGTAAGTTCATAGCCACCCATGACACGCTCTACGCTCTTGCCATTCGTAGCGGCGGCGAAAATTGCGATATTGTCTAAGTTTTCCGGCTTTCCAATTCCATCCCGAATGAACCTTGACAATTTTTCAGCCAACTCATAATTTGTTTCTGACAAATACTCATACAAAAATTTTAAATTTTCTGTGTAATCTTGAACGCCCATATTGTCTCCTCATTGATGATTTGTAATAAAAACCCTCAACAGATACGTCATGCACCTGTTGAGGATTTTTTTTAAAATGTGTAAGCGTCACGCCCTGTCCGCTTAAAAAAGTCTCTTGCATACTCTCTTGAAGCTTTGCCTATATCGCTTTTGCTTATGCCGTATTCCTTGGCAAGTATGCGTTGCAATAACTCGTTCTGCTCTCTCAGTAGTGCGTTTGTCTCGGCATTGTCCACGCTCGAACTTGTGTTGTAATAGTTCTGCGTTGTGGTACTTGTCGATGTGCTTACGCTCGGTGTGTAATCGGCATAACCGCTGTACAACTGCTGTGGGTGAACCGCCTCAACCATTCCAAAACCAAAATCCTTAACGGATAGCTCTGTTGGCTTATAGAGGCTTTCCATGCCCTCCTTAAATCCCTCTGTAGTGTAGGCACCAAGTTCAAACATAACCCTTGATGGTGAGTGAATATCAAGGGCAGATTGGATAGTCTTTGCTACGTTCTTGGCTATCTCGTCTGCCTTGCTGTATACTGACTGCTCCATTGAGGTCAAGCCATTAAGGAACCCGCTCATTGTTTGCACGCCTATATTGGTAATAGGTTTTAATAATGCAAGCTGAAAGCCATTAAGTAATTTAGCAGCGTAAGTTTGCATTGCACTTAATGACTGTTTTGTGTTGTTCGATATGCCCTGGTTGTAACCAAGAACATCATATAGAGCAAGTTTAGCAAACTCCTTAGACGGACTGTTAATGTCGTGTGATGTAGCAAGACCGTTCAAGAGACTATCTCCAACACCAATCATTAATCTATTAAGCTTCGGCTCATACGTTTTCATTGCGTCCGTATAACCGCTTACGTCATACCCTGCCATGTCCGCAAATGCCTTAGTTGTAATGTCTGAATTGGCTAATATGGCATTACCAAGAGTATTTGCAGTTCGCATCGCCCATCCGCTTACGTCATTCTCAGACAATGTAGCATTCTCAAGCCACCGCTGATACAGGTGATTATCTTTAGATGGTTCAATATTAAGAGCTTCCATTCCTTTACTAAGAGCATCTGAAATTGGTTTAAAAGTATTTTTGTCAAAACTCTTAGCCACGTCCTGAATAGGATTCTTGAATAGTTCGGCAATGCCCCAGTCTTTAGTTTGTGCATTCTGGAAAGCTTCAACTCCTGCTTTCTCAACTTGTGACTGAATATAATCGAAAGTTGTACTTATCTGTGACGTAATATTATTCTTTTCTTCATTCCAGTTAGCACTTTGAGCTTCTTTGTACTGGCTAATCCAATCAAGATATGTAGAGGCTTCCTCTGGCGTGATTCTGCCTATTTCAAGGGCGCGCTCGGTGGATATTTTCCATTCGTTTGCTCGGTCCATAAGGCTCTTATAATACTCATCAACCTCATTGAGCTTTGTTTGCCCTGCTTCTGTAATATCCGCTATAGCCTTAGTGGTTTCTTCAACACTTCCGAAATTAATATTCATCATGTCGCTAACGGTATTTTCTAATTCTACTTGACGTTTAATTGCCGCTTCACTCAGATAATTCATGTCATCAAGAAGCGAATTGAGAGCGTCTACATCGGCTTGTGTGGCAGTACCACTAAGTATTTTATCGAAAATGACATTTGCTTGTGTTTCCATGTCAGTGTATATGCCATTAAACTTTGCATTGAACTGAGACAAAATAGTTGTCATGGTTCCTACATCAATACCTAATTGCTCAGCAGTCTGACTAGACATATTCTGTAACGCTTGCCATGCCATATCAGAGTTTACTTGCAAATCATCACGCAACGCCGAAGCTAAGTTACCGACAGCTGTTTTCATATTCTCAATGTCATTATCTGTCACATTTTCAAGCCCTAAATTATCAAAACGGAATTTAAGGTTGTCAACTTCTTCACTTGCATTTTGTAAATTGGTGTTAACCCTTTCGAGTTCCGTAGCAAAGTTTGTCATGTCCTCACTTGATGTGCCGGTCGAATCAATAAGCTCAATCACGCTTTGGGCAATATTGCTTATTGCGGTTCCTTGATTGTCGAACACGCTTGCGTCAACAAATTTATCAACCATGTTGTCATAAGCTTGTTCAACAGATATAATAGCTCCTGCCACCGCTGCCAATGCACCAACAGCAAGCACTACATAGCCGCCTGTGCTCAATGAAGCTATCGCTGTACCAAGTTTACCAACACCCTCGCCAACACTAACCGGCTTTGCACTTGAAATTTTCAAAATTGCATCTGCAAATTTACCTAAGCCGGTATTTATACCGCTTGCAATAGCAGAATAAGCTTTAAAGGCAAGAAGAGCTGTTGCGACGCCACCTAAAGCACCACCCAATGTATGCCACACTGGAGCCGGAACTAAATTAAGTGCTTTAAATAATATTTCTACGGCACCACCTAAAAGATTGATAGCAGGCGCACCGATATTGGATAAACCCTCGATAAAATCCAAAAAGCCTGTGCCTGTACCAACTGTAAACTTTTTAGCAAAGTCCAAAATGCCGTTAAAGCCGTTTTTAAGCTTCTTCCAGTCAACTTTACCGCCCCATGTTTTAAGCGGTTTAAACATGCGCTCAAAAAAGCCTTGCACTTTATCAGCCCATGCCTCAGCCTTATTCTCCATCTTGTCAAAAGCATCGTTCCATACTTTCTCGTACTCCTCGGTTGCTTTTACTATCTCGTCTGTGAGGTCGATTGTGTCACCGCTTACGCCCGTGCTTTTGCTCGTATCAGTGCCAGTGCTAATTACGTTAAGTTCATCGAACCCACGAACACCCTTTTGCGCCTTGTCAGCTGCCTTAGCCACATCGTCATAGCCATCTGCCATATCCTCTAATCCGTCAGAGGTATCCTTATAACCGTTCTGCCCGAAAGCGTCAAAATCAATCTTAACACCCATAAGGCTTGCAAAGCTCACAAGCATACGTTTAATCGCGATTGTTGTGCCATTGACAACAGGCATAACCTTTTGAAGGACAGGGATAAACAACTGTCCGAGAACCATGCTTGTTTCTTTGATATTTGTGTTAAATTGACGTATTTGATTCGAGGGCGATGACAGCGTATTCGATAAATCACCCCATGAAACCTTAGACTGGTCGAGAATAGCAAGCACTCTCAACTGTTGCTTTTCCATCTGCGTCATTTCTGATACAGACTTTTCAATTCCTAAGTTATATGCATATGTCGCAAGTGTAGCATTGGTAATATCAATACCATACTTGTACAACGCCCTTGATTGACCGATTAAGCCGCTTTGTAAGTTGGTGGCTACCGATGAGTAGTCAACATTAAAAAGTGAGCTTATATCGCCTGCAAGCATTGTCATTGACTTTGCTATTGCTGTGGTTGTCTCTCCTGTTTGTCCAAGTGAGTTAGTCACTGAGGCAAGCTGTGACGCGAACTCCGTAACTTCCTGAATATTCAAGCCTAAGTTCTTAGTGCTGTCTGCAGTCAACAAGCCGTCATCAACATCAACTTGCAGTCCCGAAAGCTTACCAAGCAATGCACTTACTCTGTCTGAAAAGCTGTTCGCATAATCAGTGGCATTGTCATAGCCGAACTTCTCAAAGTCTTTGCCCCATTCGGAACCGATTTTGCCAAACGCAACTGCATAGTAATTGAATGCTTCTATGTAGTCCGTGGTGCTTTCAATCGAAGTCCACAAGCCCTTAATGCCACGAACAACCATAAAATATGAAGCATAGAATTTACCGAACGCCTTAGCCAGTGACCATGTGCTTTTGGTTGCCGTCTGTGCGCTTCTCTGAACCCCATTTAGGCTTCTTTGAATTGTCCGTGAAGCAGAACCTACCTTCGAACCTTGGCTTGCTAAATTCGCTAATGCGTTGGTCATCTGGATGACGTTATTGCTTACTGTCGGTGCACTCGCAAGCGTTGTGAGTAAGTTTGTGAGTGAAGTTGCCAACTGCGGCATATTCGTAATTGAGGTCTGTACACTCTTGTTGCCAAGCTTTGCTATGTTCTTAGCGACTTCACCAATCTGCGCCGCATTTTCAGACACCGCTGTAAACTGGTTAAACGCACTCGCCGTGGAATTAAGTGAGCTTGCAACCGTATTAAGTGCCGAACTGTCAACACTTGCTATCTTGGTGATGTTTTTGGCAAGCCTTGTAAAGCTTGCTGTACCCACGTCAGTAATAGCTCTCATTGAAGTGCTTAGGTTGGTGACGTTCATTGACAATGTATTAAGCTCAGAGCCATTGACGCGTCCAAGTGATGTTGCAAGGTTGCCAAGCTTGATTATGAGACTATCTATTGCTGTGTTTGCTTTTTGGGCGGTTGCTTGCAACCCAATCTCCAAGCTGTCAACTTCTGCCATTCTCTCACCTCCTCGTCATAAAAATAAAAGCGGCACAGATTACTCCGTACCGCCTCTTTCTCTCTTATTGCGTTCAAAACTCTCTTGCATACCCATAAGCTGTGTAAGTAACTCCTGTCTTTTTCGTTCTGCAAGCCGTTCTTGCTCCACTGGGTCTTGTGCAACATATATAGCCTGTTCAGGATATTCAACCTTATCCTTGCCCCATGCACCGCCTCTTGTGCCGATGATGATAGCTGGCAAGCCGTATTGTCTTGTCCATAGCCATACTTCCCTGTCTCGTTCCTTACGTCTAAGCTTCTCACCCTCTAGGCAATAGCCTAAAGTTTTAGGTGTGAGTTTTTTAAATTCCTCAAGGCTTATGCCAATAGAAAACGCAAGCGGGAAGTATTCTTCCCATATCAGTTTGTGGAAATTTACTTCTTTTCCTTTGCTTTCTGCATCATCTCCAGTTGCTCCGCCGCCGACTTGTTCATCTGCTCGATTGTCTCCTGAAGACCGCTCAAAACGAAAAAACCATCGTCCTCCATGCACTTCTTAATGTCATCAAATAACTGATAATAACCGTACTTGCTGTCGGTCTTTCTCTTATGTTTAATATATTCTCGTGTCAGAGCCTTAGCTTCTGCCTTAGTGACCTGATTATGCTGTAAGCAGCCGGCATAAAACGCCATGTGACATACCTCGCTATAATCAGCAACCATCTTACCGGCACCATTAGACATTGCGGTGATTGTGTTGCCGTTCTCCTTATAAATGTATGCTCCGGTCATATAATCGAACATCTTCTGCACGATGTCTTTATTTTCTGCGGCATCAAAGCCAAACTCTAACTTATATTCCTTGTTATCAATATCAAATGTTATCATTATGCTCTCCTTTTCCTCCTATGCTTGCCATAGGAAAAGGGGCAGTCCGTAGACCGCCCTTCTCTGTCAAATAATCACTTACTTGCCATACATCGACAAGTAATCATCGGCTGTATCGTCATTCAGTACAGCCATATTAGCTGAATGACTTACTATTCCCCCGGTGTAAGCTCCACCTTTGTGTCAAGTCCTTTGTATTCCTCGATTGTAAGGTTGATTTCAACTGTTGCAAGACCATTCTGGTCTGTTGATGGATGTGGAATCTCATCTGGCGGTTGAGCCACAACAAAAAAGCTCTTGGTCAAGCCCTTAAAAATCGTCTCGAACCACATTCTCTTGCCGCCGGTAAGAGCTTTATACGTTGTCATAAGAGCTTCCCATTCTGCTTCTGTCTCGTCTGTAAGATTGATTGTAACAGTCCATGTACCGCCTGTATCTGCTCTACCCTTAATACTTCTTGTTACCATATCTTCAAGTGCTGATGCGTCGATGGTCTGTGGGTCAATAGTAATTCCCCCAATAGTATTAATTCTGGTAAGCTGTGTGAATGTTGTTGGCTTAGTTCCGGCTGTTGTTTCAGTGCCGTAACCAAACGTAACACCTAATGTAGATATACCTGCTACTGCCATTTGTATTCCTCCTTAAAAATGAAAATAAAAAAAGAGCCTTAAAAAGCTCTTAGTTATAACAATCTGTCATTTGCACCGATAACGCGCCCGAAACGCGCGGTGCTTCTGTAAATTTTGTCTGCGTATGAAGTTTCTGGCATCGGTTTAGCCTCGAACCGCATAGTCTTGAATACCTCAGCAATCTCACTCATCACCCAACGCACATCCGAACTGCTTGTGTTAGTTGTGACATCAACTTGAAATGTGACAAGTAAGCCGTTAATGGATTGTCCGTCAATCGTTCGCCCTTGCTCCGTTGGTGCCAACATGTGGATGTAGACCGTTGGAAATGTCGGTGAACTGTCACTTTGTCCTTTATTCGTAAACAGCAAGTTGGGGTATTTCTTCTTAATTGCCGAGTATGTCTTAGCCTTGACAATGGAATATATTGTGCTTTCAATGTCATACGCCCATGAATTTTCGCTCGCCATTAGTCCTTGAATACCTCCTTTGCTGTGCTGATAACGATTGACCTAAGCTCATTCGCTGTGTTGTACATGAACGGTCTTGACGGCATACCTTCTGTAAAGTACCAGTTGCCATCCTTACCCTTATAAAACCAACCATAACGCCCATCGGCAAGCTGTCTGATTGTCTTACCACTTGCATACTCCCAAGTAACGCCCTCAGGCAATGTGCCTTTATATGGCTGTGCCTTGCCGATAACGCCAGTTCCAAATTCAACAAAAACAGCGTGTGAGCTGTCTACTACAACCGCCCATACGCCGCCACCTTTTACGCTTCCTTTATATTCAGAATGAATACTTGAAAGCAATTCAGTTGTGAATATTGCGTCAAGCTCCGCAACCTGTACTCTCGCAATCTCAACGCCTCTTTCTGCCAGTTTTTCCGCAAGTAGTTGACATTTGTATGTCAGATAATCTTGATAGCTTTGTAAGCCTTTTATCGCGTCCTCAATGGACTTCTGCGAAAATACATTAACGACAATCTTGTGCTTTGCCATCACTTCACCTGAGCTTTCAGCATGTATTTTATGGAAGTCAAGGACGGTTTTACTCCGACAACGATGAAATCTGCTGTAATCTCGTCAACATGAACCTTGTCCTCGTCCTTGTAGCCAATTTCACTATCAAGCCATATAACATCACCTTTGCTCAATGGTAGCTCGTTGCGTTCCGTCAACATAACTGCATCAAAGTCTGCCACGTTAAAGCCATACTCTTCTGCTTGTGCTTCACCGCCGCTAAAGGCGATATTTGCTTTGAAAGCAACCGGCAGTGAATAGCCTATGTATTCCTCCTTGATGCGCGGTATCTTATTACCATCGTCATCAAGATACGGAATAAAGTTACCCTCACTGTCAGTGTAGCCCTCATAGATTATGTTGCCCTCGCTGTCAGTCTCATAAACAACTGTACGCTGTCCTTGCCGAGAATACTTCATGTTCTGCTTATTAATGTCAAGCATCTTTCTTAACCTGCTTGTAAATCTGATTTACACCAGTGCTTGACAGTCCCGACACTATGCCGACCGCAATAGCATTGAGAATGTCATTTGCCGGGAAATCAGGAATCACATACATACCGATAATACCTAAGATACCGCCTGCAATGCCTACAATTATGGGAATGTAGTTGTCCTTAATCTGCGGGATTGCCTTAACAGCTAACCCGATTAAGTAAGTGATAACAACGATTGCAACTACTGTTGATACCTGTGTAATGTCCATCAATCCTTACCTCCTGCTTTGCCTAAATGTAATGCCTGTATCTCGTTATACATCTTCGTAACCATGCCGTTACCACCTAATGCGTGGTATGCGTTGTACATCTCAACGAAGTTGTCATACGCATAAGAAGGTATTTCACCCAACTTCATATATTTGTCGTGATATTCAATGAGTTGCACACGCAAGAGTAACATTGTTCCTTTGCTGTTTGCGTCCTTACCTTTCTTTTGCTGTTGCAAAAGCCATACTATATATCCGAGTATTACAGGTAATGCGATTGTATATGTCTGCAATAAAAAATCCATTATGCTGTTTCTCCTGTAATCGTAAAATTGGCACACCGCCCACCACCCTTAAAGTGTGCCGCCTGCTACCATATTGGTAACGCACAATCTTCTTATAATACCTTAACGAATGGAATTACCCCGGCGAGTAGATTATTGCGGTCAACCCAATTACGGCTAATGCCGTTCTCGGAGTAACTTGCCATAAAGCTCTCACCAGCTTGCGAGTGGTCATACACGGTGAGATTGACGATAACGCTCTCGTACTTGGCTAAGTCATCATCAATTTGCTCTTGTGTATAACTGCTCGGATAATTCCTTACGTTGACAATCTCTTGCTTTGCCTGCTCAATAAGCTGTTCGATGTGCGGATTGTCCTCTAACTCGTCCCATATCACAACACTAGCATTTTCAGTTGTCTCAATATGATATTGTTTAAGCCTTATCTTGACCTGCTCTAATGTTGTGTATGACATAAGCCCTCCTACAATCCGAACTTCTCGATTAACAGCTTTTTAAGCTCCGCACCGCTTAACAGCTCAGCACCGCCGATACCCTGTGTCTTGGCAAGTTCCTGTAAGTCTGCTGTAGACATGCGGTTAATAGCAGTCTTTGTCAAGTCTTTATGAGCACTCTTAGGCAATTCCACAGGCGTTGCAGAATTGCTCCTTGCCTTGATAAGCGGTCTGCCGATTTTATTTTTATTGCTTGCAAGTTCCTCAATCCTTGCCTGACTAGGGTTTGCACCGAGGCGAGGGTATTCGTCCCCCACCTCGTATACATGATTAAGGTCTTGTAAATCTTTGAACCTGTAAACTACCTTATAGCCCATTCTGTCTCTCCTAAGCTGCTTCTGCCGTAATAGTTGACTTGATAATTCCGTCAAGTCTTTCAGCAAAAAGCACAATGCCGGAAACTACTGTGTCCGATGCTGTCATGTTTGTGTAATCAGGTGTCTCATGAATACCGATAAGACCTGTCTGGTCTGATGTGAAGTCAAATGCCTCTCCAAGGTCAGCACCATTGACAGGAATATAATAAAGCACGATATTGTCCTTTGCCGTTGCATAGATAGTTTTCTGCGGCACCTTGCTGTCAAAAATAACAGTTCCAAGGTTAAGGAAATTCTCAACGTATGTCATGCCGAAAGCTGTCTGCAATGTAATAGGAGCCTTTGCGAGATAATCTGCAACATCAAGTGGGTTCATAAAGTATACAGCCTCGATGGAATCATCCTCGAACTTAACCTGTAACTGTCCCCATGCCTGAGCAAGTGCCACCTGAAAGCCTTCTCCTGTTGCCGTTCCTGTGCCTGTTCCAAGGAATGTGAAAAAATCGCTTCTAATGCCCTTCTGAACATCAAGCAACATTCTGTCAGTTGTCATCTGCACTGCCTGGTCATAGCCGCCGCTAATAATCGCCTCTGCTGATGTTGCCTTTCTCCACTTCTTAAGAGTGATTTCCTCGTAAGGAACCGCTACTGTCTGATACTTGGAAAGTGGAATAGTTTCGCCCTCTGCAACCTTTCCATCTACAAGTGTTCCTGTAGCCTTATAAGACTTCAGTGTATAGCCTGCCTGCTTCGGAATCTTCCTTGTTACTCCGAGTGCCTCAACTAATTTCTTGATGTTCTCACTAAAAATGTTTACAAACTCGACCTCTCTCGCTCTTACAAGGTCGGTCTTCTTGATTAAATTTGCTTCTGCTGGCATATTTTTACCTCCTAATTAAATAATTCCATATTCATAGCAATGGCTCTTCTTCGCTCTGCTCTGTCAGGAATTGCCATAATCTGTTCCTTGGTCATGCCGGAGTATTCGCCTCCGATGTTCATTCTAGGTCTTGACTTCATCCATTCCGTCTGTGCTTCTGCGACTGCTGCTTTCTTTTCAGCTTCTATGATTGCTGCTATGGCGTTATGGTCTGCATCCGAAACTGCATCAATCAGCTTCTCTATGGACTTTTCCGACACGCTCTTATAAGCATTAACCGCCTTAATATGATTCAGTTCCTTAATGGCTTCCTCATACTTCTCATTCTGCAAGCGTTCAGCTTCTGCCTTGGCTTCTGCTTCCTGCTCTTCGGTGGTTTGCTTTGCTCTTAAAGCCTTGGTAAGCTCTCCTTTTTCCTTTAAAGCCTTATCAAGTGCCTGCTTTTCCTTGGCTCTGTCCGCCTTTTCTGTGGCAAGCTGTGCCATAAGCTCTTCAACTGTCGGTGTATCTTGCTTACCTTCGGTCGGCTGTGTGCCTGTTGGGTTTTCGGTTCCTGTTGATTTGGTTTCATCTGCCATATTTTTGTTACCTCACTTTTCTGTGTTTTCTTGACTTCTCTGTCTCTCTGTGTTTTACCCACTTCTCTGTGCATATAAAAAAGCTACCAAGATAAACTTGATAGCTCTTATTAACTAAAAATATTTATTTGTTTGCCCTATTCTTATCAATCAAAGGGCTGTTGCTGACTTGGTCTGACAAGTCTTGCATTGTGCGGTCACTGTTGACTGCATCATCCTTGATGTTACTCTTTTGTATTTTTTCAACTGTATCTTTGCTTGCCTCCCAAACTTCGTTAGGGTCGTCAAATACAGGAATCGCATTGATTACTTTACCGCCATTAAAGCCTGTCTTGACAAGTGTGGCTATGCTATTGACTTTAGTCGAAAGTTCATATAACTTCTGCCTCTTTATGTTTATCTCAACATCGCTCAGGCTTATTTGCCTTAATGGGCTGTCTTGCGGAACATAAGGGCTATGCTTAATAGCCGCAAGGACAACCTCTAATTCGTCTATTTTGCAGCTCTCGGTTATCATTTGCTGCTTAGATGCCGCAGCCTCAGCATGGTCCCAACCCGATGCGTTATTTGCCGCAACGCCAGTTATGTTAGATGCGTTGCTGTTTGTTAGCGGAACATTACACTTTTCCAGTATCTTATCTCTTCGATACTGAATATTATTAAGCATTCCGGCATAATCATAATTGATAACGAGTGGTTCAACCTGTGGAGTTTTGCCGCTCGGTGTTGTATAGGTCTGTAACCATTCGCCGGACTTTGGCTTTCTAACAGTCTCTTCAACAGTCTGTGTGCCGTCCTCGTTGTCTGTTACCTTACGCTCTGTTGGAAACTCAACATCGTTTGTGTGCCATACAGCTTGTGTATTCTGCTCGACATCGTTTGTAAAATCAGATATAAGCAAATTGAGATTATCCATTTCCGATAACTGATGTTCCCACACACCCATGCGGTCATAAGAGCGAAAATATTCAACTATCGGAATAACTCTTAGTGGATTTATCTCACCACTTCTCTGACGATGCCTCCATGCTTCTTTCTTGGTGTAATCTCCGTTTGCAATCTCTTGGAGATTGACAACCTCAAATCGGTATTTTTTTGTAATACAAGTAAAATATGTATTGCCTGTCTTAACGCTGTGCCTGTAAGTAACCCCCATCATTGTACGCTTATCCGGGTAGTAACTTGACTTGACAACAAATGATGTTCGCGGGTCTAACACATCAAGCTCAAAAAAGCTTTTTCCCGGTTCCCAATCCATGTTTACATCAATAAGCACATTGCATACAGCACCTATCTCAACATATCTTCCAATCTCTTGTGTCTTGGCCTTGATTTTGGCAAGCTCGTATTGCTTATTAAGCTCCGATATGCCTTTAGCTACAACTTCGTTAATATCGTCACCGTTCTGAACTAAACTTATCGGGTTGCCCCACGCATAAGAAGTCCAGAAATTAGAGACTTGATGAGCCACATTATCAGAGCACTCGCAATCAATGTCGGGTCTGTAAGTTTTTTTATGCTTTCGTATAATTGGTTGTTCTCCACCGTCATAATTGAGCAAGAACTGTATTCTGTTTGCGTTTTGGGCGTGTGCTGTGTAGACATTGCGCAACACATCTAAAACATTCTCGTATGTAATTTCCGGCTCTTCCGTAAATAAAATATTGCGTCCTGTCTGCATATTGCTTTCTCCTAAAGATATGTCATGCCGCTTGCTGTTTTCCTTGGAGCCCATGGCTTTATGTCCGTAATGCCTGTATTTGTGTAATACACAACCTTTTTGTGGCACTTACGGCAACCGACTATTATATTCCCTGAATATTTTCCGTCCCACTCCGCAACCCGGCGGTGGCATTGTGGACAGTATATTTTCTTTTTATCGTTTCCCATAATTTCCTTTCACGCAAAAAAGCACCGCCATTAAGACGATGCTTTTCCTAAGAGGAGTGAATATTAAGCTCTTGAACGAACTTTTTTCAAGTATAACTATAACATATCGTCAAGCGGACATATCGGACAACTTTAGTTGCTTTTCAGAAACCTCTCGCATGCTTTCCTCACGCTGTCCTCTGTATTGCCACCGCCGATATGGTCCGCAACCTTATTCCATGACATATTTTCGAGGTACCTGAGATTTATTATCCTTCTCATGCGGCTATCAGGTATGCTTGCAATAAACTGTTCGACTTCGTTTGTCTTTGTAAGCAAATCATCTTCAAGCAGTTGTAAAGTGGTTTTCCTTGAATAAAGCAAAGTCTTTTTGCGACTATATTCAGGATACGGAATGCCCTCGATTCGGAAATGTTGCGTTCCACCAAATCCACCAGCGACACTGTCAACAACTTTCTCTCCGTCCTCTATCCTCTGAATATCTGCTTCTAATCGGTCAATTTTGGCTCTTACTTCCCTGATTTCATCTTTAATGTCAATGTATTGCGATAAGATACTTTTTGTCGTCATTGTGTCACCTCCTAAATAGGGCTTGATATAATAGAAGCTGGTCTCACCACGCCGCACCGCATTTCATTCTCGAACAATGCTATACTGTCGGGTGCGTCATCATGCTTTACTTTTCCGCTTCTTGTCATTGTTGTAAGTTCCTTCATAAACTTGTAGTACTGACACTGCCTGTCCATTTTCCTGAAATCCCTAAAATAGTAATCGCGAATAACATTGTCCCTTGCATTCTCCATTCGTGTTATCTTATTTGAGCAGTTAAACTTGAACCTCGCACTGCATCTACCACCTTGCGACTTTACAATCTCCATTACATCACGTCCGAAATACTCTCCGGCACTGTTACTCTCAAATGTAACGGTCTTAACATTGTGCCTAATCAACATGTTGGCACATTCCGGCTTGGTAAACTGTGTTCCGGCATTATCGAATACAACATCTACTATGTAAACCTCGTTGCCAAAGATATATCCTATTGGCATTGAGCAACTATCTTCTCCTTTATCCGCACTATCGCAAGCCGCCATAATAGCATCCGGCTCTCTGTCAATCGGAAGTTCTTCAAAGTAGTTAAGCTCATTCTCAGCAAACATACGCCCCTTTGCTTCATACGGCTCCTGTTGAAACTCAGCCGCCCAAGTTTCCTCTGATACAAGCTTTCGCTCTTTGCGGTAGTAGTCAGTTGTGAATATTTTTCGCAAGCCTTTTTTGTCTTTGCGGTATATTTCCCAGTTGCTTTCATCGGTTATAGGGTCTAGTGCTGGAACTGCAACTTCACGCCACCGCCACCCTAATTCGTCTGCCTTATTCTGTAATGCTGTAATAGGGTCATACAGGCTGTATTTAGTTCCTTGGATAATAATGGGTGTTCCCTCTAATCTACGTCCTAATACGTCATCTGTGACCTTTTCGCATAGGAACTCTAATCTATCCCTGTTTCTTGCTTCTTCATGATTCTTAACGCAGTCATCAATATAGACAAGCGCATTTGCTTCTGTACAACCTACGATTGCTCCGTCAATAGGTCTGCAAGTAAAAGTAGGAAATATATTTTTACTTTTTAAGTCGATAGACAAGTTCTCGGCACTCTTGTAATCTTTTTCACCTATCTTGACCGCCTCTGGGAATACAGTTAAGAACCTGTTGTATATGCTTTCCGTCTCAAAGCCTTGTAATAGTCCACCATAGAAACGCTTAACAAGTCCTTCACCCTTACCAACGCCGAATATACTTCCATCAGGTTCCCTTCCGCCCATCATCATTGCAAGTCTCAGTCCACCGGTCGTTTTTCCAGTACGCTTAGGCTGCGATACCGACAGGAAATCTAATTTGCCGTCATAAACCTCTTGATATGCCCCAACAACAGGCTGTAATACCTTGCGCCTTGGGAAGTAAAACCGCTTGAATGGGTCTTTCTCGTCAATCTCGATATAGCTAAAAAAGCTGTCAACCAAGTACGGCGATTCGCACCTTAGAACCTCATAATAGCTATCAAGTGTCTTGAAGTTTGTGCTATTTTCACCGCAATATACCTCCAAGTCGGGTATATGCCATCCGCTAGTTGATTCGCAGACCAAAGCATCTATTAAATTTTTAGTTTTTTTGGAAATTTCCAGTGAAAAAGGTACGTCTTTATCTTTAGACATACCCCATTTGATGGATTCTACATAGGCTTGAATAACAATGTCAGTTTCTTTGTCTCTAACAATGTTATGTATTCCTTTTCGCTCTATGTAGTTGTTGTTATTCTGGAATTGCTTAATCAATTCAAGACTTGCCAAAAGAAAAAGCACCTCGCTTTCCAGCAAAGGTGCTTATAGACCTCTGCCTATAACTGTTTTAGGGTAGCGACTACAATCAATCTGTAGCCGGTAATATGCGTAGTCAGTAGTAAAAGCTATTCTTAGCACACCAATATTGTACGCACCTCTTAGTGTTTCGGAAATTATTTAGAGACTATTTTCTTCGTCTTGTTTTAGGGTAGCGACTAACTCTGTTTGTTAGCCGGTAAGTTTCTATTTCATTTGTTTTAATATGCTTTCACAAAAACTTATATGTCTTTCAAGTAGCATTGTTTTCACAATCTCGCCCTTTTTTCATGCTATTTGCTAATGATTTTGTTTCCTCTAGGACTTTCACTGCTAAAGCTTTTGAAAACTCCATATTGTCTTTAGGGTATCTGCCTAAGATTGATTTTGCATACTCATTAACTGCATCAACAGAAACATCAACACCCATTGCTTTTACAGATACCTCAATACGCTCTGTTCTCTTTTCATCATTTGTGCATTTATTGTCTTTGTTGTATCGGCAGGTGGTTAAATTGCAGTTATTCATTTTTAACGCACCCCATTCTACCAGCTATATAATGACTTCTTGTATCGCAAACTGTCCTGCAATCAATAACATTGCCATTATCAAGACAAATCTCAAGATGCTCACATTTATCGCACTTTGTATCTTTCTCTTTATATTTTTGCGGACTGTATCGTTCAAAGTCTTTACACTTGTAATCAAGTGATGTGTCGTTTCTTTTTTGGCATATATATATTGGATATTCGTCACATTCTTCTTCATCAAAATCATAATCTATATCGCAATATTTGCAAATTGAGCAATCTTTCAT